GGAGATGTACGATGTGGTTTGCCCGGATTCGGTATGCTCTACAGGACAGCCAGTGATTATAAGGACTACACCGGAGGTTCGAACCGCACCGTAGAGTGGAGCGAGAACATGGTGAGTAACATGCGGCTAACTTCATAGGTTTATGGATGAAAAAGAGTTTTTGTCTTTGGTTTGGAAAGTCGCTACCGATTCGATCAAGAATTGCAAGAATGGCAATCAGGATATCGGTGCTCTGAACGAGTGTTTTGTTGAGACTCGGAAACGTCTCTATGCACTTGGTGTTACTAGTGAGGAAATAAAAGATTTTGAGTAGTATGGACACATACACAAACGAGAAAGGTGAGACTGTCGTGATTGCTCAAATGGATAGTTTCCGTTTGATTCACGCGATTGCGAAGTACGCAGAGATTGAGGGCAAAGGGTCGAACACTGTCAAGGCGCTCAAGGCGGAGGCGATGAAGCGGTTGTCTGAAAAGGAGAAAGGTGAGGCGGAGAGCTTCGATTAAGTATGAAGATCGTCGAAATAGAGTTCGACGGTGGGTATTCTGGTAACGTTGGTACATTCGGCTACGTCATTCGGTCAAACAAGCGCGAGTTTCTAGGACACGGGAGTGTCGAGAGAGTCGGCATGACGAACAATGTAGCCGAGTACCTTGCGTTGCTCAAGGCAATCCAACGTGTGAAAAAAGAGGTCAAAGATTTGGCTGGTTGTGAGATAATGATCTACGGAGACAGTCGTCTAGTTGTTGAGACTGTTTCAAAACGATGGGGATGGAGTGAGAAAAGGGTTGTGTGGAATCCTCACAAGGGACAGCCCCACCTAAGGTACATGCTCGATCGTGTCTTTGAGGAGCTTCAAGGACTCAATTATCAGACAGTGTGGGTTCGTCGTCACAAAAACAAGCGAGCCGACGCTCTAACGCGAATACGATGATGTACAAGATTTTTGATACTCAGGTGAACCGTTACGTAGGTTCATGGAGTGGTGACGAGGGTAGGGTTGTTGACGGTGTTAGGTTTGAATCCCTTGAGGCGTGTCGTGATTACCTTATCTCATACCACCGGAGTGATGATGACGAGGAGAGTCTAAACGAACGGACTCTTGAGGAGATCTGCTCAGGTTTTGAGTGGGAGATACACGACGAGGAAGGTAACACTGTTGCGTTATGAACCTGCTCACACTAGGCGCAGCATCAGTCGCTCTCACGATTCTTTGGGAGCTTATTGCTTGTCGTGTTATTGGTCACAACCACATTACTCTTGAAAATAGAGAGGTCGAAGGAGTCGAGAGGTTGGTACAGATCGTTCACCTACGATGTGTACGTTGTCAGAAGGAGAGCTTTGAAGAAGTAGATCGTCAGAGTCATTTGGCTTGGAAAAATGGACACTTCGAATACGAGGAAGGTCTTGAGGATTTTCTTCGTAAAAAACATGGCTCAAAGTAACGTAATATGGTAAAATAATGGCATGAAAACTATATTTTCTATCGGTCATTCAAACCGAAAAGACGATGAGCTTGTAGACCTTCTCAAAGAGAACAACATCACCGATCTGGTGGACGTTCGAACGTACCCGTCTTCTAAGTACAACCCACAGTTCAATCGTCAAAACTTGGAGAATCTGCTCCCGGCACGAGGTATCAAGTACCACTGGCGAGGTCGCAATCTTGGCGGTCTTGGTGGAAATGTGCTGTTCAACGAGACTGTTCAGAAGATGCTCGACATATCGAACGATGAACGTAGGTTGTGTGTCATGTGCTCAGAAGCAAAGCCGGAGGACTGCCACCGCTCACAAACCATACAGCCGGTTGTGGAGAAATTGGGTGGTCAAATGGTGCATATCTTGTGGCGCAAGAAAGGAGAGGATGGTAAAATGAGTGAAGTGCAGAATAAACCGCAAGGAAGTCTATTTGGAGATGACGGTCGATCACGGTCATATCCATACAACGACGACTGAGCGTGATGTACTATGGGCTGTGTTTTGCAGCCCACATTGCAGGGTCGTCTATTTGGTAGGACGCAACCCCCTAAAGGTTGAAAGCTACGGTTCGAATCCTAGCCCTGCAGCTATAGAATTATGAGTTAAGAGGTACATTATGGCGCAGCAGTTGGAGAAGATATTTTTAGGGAATACTCCGAGTGAGCAACGAAAGTTTCTCGTCGCTGCATTGACGCATCTCCACGACAGGTACCAGAAAGTTGTCATACCTTGCTGTGGTCAGTTCACTTTGGCAAAGTGTGCGATCGAAGCCGGGTACAAACCGGAAGACATCACCGCGAGCGAGATCTCGCTTTTCTCGTGTGTGCTGGGATATGTGTATGGAGGTATACCGCTCTCAACACTCAATTTTGAGGTACTCGAACCTCACAAGGAAGAATACGAGTCGTATAAAAACGACATTGACCGCGCGGCGTTTCTTCTTTGGCTGATGAAGACACAGCAGCTTCGTACTGATCTGATGTACGAGCGTGTGGTGTACGACAATCTCGTTGAGGATAAGGAACGCCACCTTGAAGGTTTCCGTAAGCAGTTGGAAAAAAACGCATCTCTGTACAAAGGCATCACGTTTCGTATTCGGGATCTTCGCGACGAGTTGAAAGAAGAATGGTCAGATGACACGATCGTGATAGTGAATCCCCCGGCGTTCCGTGGTGGGTATGAGAAGATGTTTAATTTTTCGAAGGTGTTGTCGTTCGACCCGAACATTGATGAGTTCGATCTAGGAAAGGAGTACGCGACACTCTACGAGCAGTCTAAGCAAAAAGCGCACCCTACGTTTTGGTACAAGTACAAAGAGGTTGATGGTTTCAACCCACACGAGGTCGTCTACGGTCGAGAGTACTTTGTAGATCGGTATGACTTTTGGTTGCTCACGAAGCCGGAGATACTCAACGACTTCCGTTTCAAAGGAGCTGTCACGTTCAAGACTGAGCACGAGTTGAAAAAGTATCGAAACGTCCCTATGTGGGGACTTGATGACGTGCTCAAACCTGACACCAAGGTAGAGTTCAGATCCGTGCCGTCAGAGGTTGCTCTGTACTACCGGGATCTGTGGGCTCACAAATTAGGCAACACGAAAGCCGAGCATTACTACATCATTTTACTGGACGGTAAGGTGTTTGCTACCGTAGGTTTCCATACGTCTGAGTTGTTCCGACTCAAGAGCACGCGTGTGTTTGAAAATTACGGCTTCAATGCACCGTCGCGCGTACACCCACGGATCAACCGCTTGATGATGATGTTGATTACGTGTAGCGAGATGGGAGGTGTTCTGAGACGTGATTCAAGCAACGTAAATCGAGTGTATGAGCTTAAAGGTTTGCGCACTACCTGTCTATCAAAGTATCGAAAGGTGAAGTTGAACAACGGCATTTTGAAGATCGAGAAGCGCGAGAAGATGCCGGACGGTGTGTACAAAATCATGTACGATACCGACTTTCACAACCGGACGTTTGCGCAGTGTGTTATCGACTATCTAAACGAGGAGCAAGGAGTAACCAGTGACGATCATGGAGATGACTAAAGGCACATTACGAGATGGAGAACCGCATCCACAAGGAGTGGATGCTTTCGCGTATGTGAAAAGAAGGTTGTTCGAGATGTACCCACGTGAGATCTTTTTGCTTCGAGAGTCTATGGCTAGTTGTTCAATCGAAGGAAACCGTACCGCAGAGGTTTGTGGAGAGACTCTCGATCGCATTTTATCCGGGCAAGTAGTGTCTGATCGATACGTTCTAGGACTTGCATGGTTCATGCGTCTGATGGATGAGGAGCGTATCTTGCAACGAGAACGAGATCGTATTGAGGATGTGTTCAAGAAGCACGTACCACCACACGCTCTCTCACTCGAAGATGGTGTGTGGCTTAAACGTTTATTAAATAAGGCATTTCAACATGAGGGATAAAGCACTACGTGAACCGCAGAGGTTAATGACGCTCGATGAGAAGGCACAGCTTGCGCTGTGGTTCATTCCGGTCGAGCTTATTCGTGAGCAAGACATCAATGCGCGTGTGATGAGCAACGAGAAGTTCGATCGTCTCGCTGAAAATATCAAAAACGATGGTGTGCTTGAATCGTTGCCGCTCTGTCATTTGAAGGAAAATCAGGCAGGTAACAAAGAGTTCTTTTTGATATCAGGACATCACCGCACACGCGCTGCTCGTAAGGCAGGTGTTCTCAACATTCACGCTTTGGTGTACGAGCGCGATATGACTCGTGACGAGATTGTGTCGAAGCAGTTGTCGCACAATTCCTTGAGCGGTTACGATGACAAGGAGGTGTTAGGAGTGCTCTATAACGAGATCCGTGATCTCACGTTCAAAATCGCTTCCGGCATTACCGACTTGGATATCAAGATCGACAACAAAGGTGTGCAGATCGACGATATCAAGGTAGAGCTGAATTACGAGCTCATCAACCTGTTGTTCTTACCTAAGCAGCTAGAGTATCTTGAAAAGGTGCTCGCAAAGATCGAACCGGAGGCACGTGTGTATATCGCCGACAAGGAAGACTTCGATAAGTTCGCAGAGCAAGCTCGCACGATTGCAAAGCGTGACAACATCATCAACATGAGTGCAATCGTTGCCCGTATGCTTGAGATCGTTGATACGTATCACAAGAATGTTCCACCACCGGAGAAGGTAGAGAAAAAGTCCAAGGAACCCAAGAAGGCAAAATAAGGTGTTGTTGACAGTTGCGAGTAGCGCAACAGTATGAGTTCATTGTAAAATGAGAGCATGGAAAAATTACAAGCCGTAGCCGAGCTGATCGAAACGATGATGCGTGCAATCGTTACGTGTCCCGATGAGGTCATGCTCCACATATCAGAGGAGAAGGACGAAAAGGGTGAGTTCACTCAGGTCAACATAAAAGTTGCACCTAGTGACATCGCCCGAGCGATCGGTAAGAAGGGTGCTAACGCAGAGGCAATACGCCGCGTAGCAGTCCTCGCAGCCGTTCGCGTAGGGTATGAGAAGTTGTTGTTTGTACGGGTAGACGCTCCACGCGTTCCGTCAAACCATTTTTACTCAGAGGAGTAGAAAGCTCTCACACTCAAACATTTGAATAGCAATGCCGACGTAGCGAAAGCTAGACAGGCGCAACGCACATGACGTATGTCAACAGCAAAAAAACTATCTCCGAAAAAACTGCACAGTGACGTTCGACCAAAAAGAAAGGTTGAGCGTGTTGTTACGTCTACCACTCAAACGAAAAAAAAGGTGCGTGCAAAAAAGTCTTCAAGCCGTCAAAGTGTAGATGAGATACTAAATGTATGCGGTAAGTGCAAAAGAATGAAAGACCAGTGTGAGTGCGGTAGACCTCTTTTTAATGGCAAGGATGTGGAATTGACACTTTCGAAACTCGAAGCAGCATTTTCAATAGGATGCACCGACGAAGAAGCGTGTTTACAAGCCGATATTTCAGTAGATGCACTTTATAGGTACGAACGTGAAAACTTAGAGTTTCGCAAGAGAAAGGTGCTTTTGAAAGAAAAGCTCATTTTGATTGCCCGATCAAACTTCTCTAAGGTGATGACAGAGGTAGACGCGAGTAACAATCCGACACCGCGTGCTCTTGAAATGTCGAAATGGTATGCAGAGCGTAAGCGTAAGGCAGAGTTCTCAACTCTCAATGCAAACTTGAACGACACACCGGAGAATCCGCTCACACCAGAACGTATGGCTCAGATAGATGGTGCTATGCACGCATGGGACAGTGACGGCGAAGAAGAAGACATGGAGTCTGACTATGAAGTAGAGCATGAGAGTACTGACTAAAAAAAAGCCGGAGAATAAGTCAACGATTCCCCAGCCAAACCTTGCATACATGCCCGGCACATTTGCTACGGGCTTTGAGCGTTACGTATGGGCTAGATGGGGTATTGATATCAAGAACAAGGCAGAGCGTATTTACCTCGCTAAGAAGTCGTATGAGTTCTTTTGTCAGGTGTACTTCCCACACTACTTCTATTTGAAACCAGCGACGTTTCACCGAGTGCTCACACGACTGTTGCAGGACACCGCACAGGAAATGCTGGCAATCATCGGATTCCGTGGATCTGCAAAGAGTACCCACGCATCCCTTGCGTACCCGATATGGCAAGCTATACGTGCAGAGCATCACTTCATCATTCTGATAAACGACACCGGAACACAGCGTGATATTTCGATCGACAACATTAAGACTGAGTTTGAGGAGAATGTGCTGCTCAAGGCAGACTTCCCGTTAGTGAAGCCGAAAGGACGCAGTACTTTGAAGTGGACAAAGGGTGAGCTAGAGTTGGGAAACAAAGTGTTCATTCTTGGACGCTCGCGCGGTCAGAAGATTCGAGGATTGAGGTATCACCAGTGGCGACCTTCTCTCGTGATCGGAGACGACCTTGAAGACTTGGAATGGGTGCGCAAGAAAGAGAACCGCGACAAGACCGAACGTTGGTTGAAGTCAGAAGTCATCCCGGCGATTGAGGAAACGAAAGCGAAGCTCATCATCATCGGAAACCTGCTGCACACAGACGCGCTCATGGCGCGTTTGAAGCGTCACAAGCTGATGAAAACGCTTGAGTTCCCACTCTACAACCGACGTACCGGAGAGATTACGTGGAAGGCAAAATACCCCACACAGGAGGCGGTAGACAATCAAAAAGCACGTATCGAGAAGCTCAGTATTTGGTTGCGCGAGTACCTTCTCAAGATTGTGCCGGAAGAAGGTGCCATTGTTACCGAGAACGATATTCACTACTACGACTACCGGAGTACGATTGATGTCATTTACGGTCGTGCAAAGAATGGTGCTGCAGGTAACGACTTGGCAATTTCAGAGAAAGCGGCTGCAGACTTTACCGCGATCGTTCCAGGTATCTTGTTGCGCGAGGAAGGTAGAGATGTGCTGTACGTATTGCCGAACATCGTACACAAGCGTATTGATCTTCACGCCACTGTTCGAGAAGCTCAGGGTGTTCAGGCAATCTTGCCGTTAGGTTCAAAGATATTCGTTGAGGATGTAGGGTACCAGAAAGCGGCAATCAAGGAGATGCGTCGCAAAGGTATCAACGCTGTAGGTATACGACCGATCAACGACAAGCGTGCTCGTTTTGAGACTGCTGCAATCTTCATAAAGAGCGGTCAGGTAAAGTTCCCGATCGAGATGAAAGCAGCCATTGAAGGTGTACTCGAACGTCTCAGAGAGGAGATGATCGGTTTCGGTGTGGAGGAACACGACGACCTTCTCGACGCATTGGTGTATCTTATTCTTGGGGTGTTCGGTAAGAAACAGGGGAGTGCTGGTGTAGGCAAGGGGGACAAGATTTGATAGAATTAGAGCGTATGGTTTCGTCACAAGAGCAAGCGTTCCGAGAGAAAGTCACAGACATGTTCTTAACCACGTATCTCCCGAAGCTGAAAAAAGAGGTCGAGCGTTTAATGTACGAAAGTGAGGATAAGGTCATCCTTGCGCAGTCTGTCTCAGAGTTAGTTGGTCGAAGTGTAGGTATTCATTTGGGTATGCTCCTTGTCGCAGACCCCACGAACGAGCTTATTGATTCAATAGTGAAGCTGTATGTTCAGGAAAAAGAAAAACAGGTTTAAGAAGCTCACAATGGTCGATTGTGGTTTTTGCACGAGAGAGATCATTAAGGAGCACGAGAAAGGAGGTGAGCTTTTTATAAAGGATGGTAAGCCGATGTGCATGATCTGTCGCGCTGTGAAGTTGTCACGTTTTCGTTCTGATATCGAGTCTAGTGGAGATCGCATGAGAGACGATCTTCGAGCCATGAACAGTGAGTTTGAAAGGGATGAGTTCGAGAACATTATCCACATAGCCGCCGAAGCACAGGAACAGGTGGAACTGAAAGCCAAAGCGTAATACAATGCGAATATGGTAGTCATCAAAGGTTCGTTTCCTACATATAGCGAACAAGACAGAATGAAGACGCTCGAAAAGTACGACAAGCTCTACGACAACGACCAGCAGAGCGTTTTGTTGTTGCACAATCTTATCAAGAAGCAGTACGAGTCATACGAGGACATCGTGTATCTTGGTCATGCGATTCCTGCGAAGGTTTCGGACTTCTATGGTGACTTCGTTCAAGGTGACGTTGACCGCATGACATTGGAGTATCTTGAGGACGATGCGAACCATGCCACCTTCGAGGAGATTCTTGAGAACAACGACGTGATGGAGTCTATTCACGATTGGGCTACCAAGCAGTCTAAGTCAGGTTATGTCGTTCTTTTAGGGTACGTTGAAAATGGCAAGTTTTACGTTCAAGAGGTTGATCCGGATCAGTACTTCCCACAGAGAGACGGTTCCGTGATCTTTGCGACATACTTCCGTGACTACCAAAATATCAACCCGGCTGTCGATGAAAGCGAGGCGGCTCTTTTGCTTTACACACAGCACTACACGATGGAAGGTGAGAATTGTAAGATCGAACGCAGAGTTTGGAGTACCGATGCTGACGGCAAGGCAAGTCAAGATCTTGGTTCGGCTGTTCTCAATTCATACTATCCCGACGTGATGCCGGATGAAACGATCGAAAGAATCGGTCGCTTGCCTATCATTCAGATAGACAATGGTATGCAGACAAAGTGGGGCTTTGGAAAGTCTGACTATGCCGACATCATGCCGCAGTTGGCAGAAGTGAACGAACGCCGTACTCACATTGCCACGCAGCTCTTGAAGAATCTCGACGCAAAGATCGAGCTACCGGAACGTTCAGACTTGAAGGACGAGGTTGGTGGATTGAAGCCGTTTGATTACATCATGCGTGCCGATAAGGATGACCCTGAGACTAGGTACATCACGAACGAGAACCCGTTGCTTGAGGCGACCGAGAAGCACATCACTAGCCAGTTGCAGATGATCTCGTACATATCCGACGTTCCTATGTGGACGCTCACAGACACGTCAGAGCCGGAAACCGTTGGAGGTATGAAGATTAAGCTCTTTGGCGCAATAAGGAAGACAACCCGTAAGCGTTCAAAAATGCGTAAGGGTGTAGAGGCATTGTTCAAGATCGGTTTCGCTATGCTTGGCAAGAAGATGAATGGAAAAATCACGTTGCAATTCTCAAACGTGCTTCCGAACGATGAGAAGGTAGACTCTGAGACTGAGGAGATTAAGGTTCGATCAGGTCTTAGCTCGAAGCGTTCCGCTATGCGTCGTCTAGAGAACTACACTGAGGATGAGCTTGACGCTGAGGAGGAACAGATCAAGAAGGAGGATATTGCATCAGGTGCGGTGAATCCGAACGAAGCACCTACTTTAGACAATAACCCGGTACCTACCGTTTAGTGTATGGAAAATCCAGTGAGCGTAGTGTCACTACTGCCGTATAAGGTTTTGCAAGAGTTTTCGTATGAAGGAGTGTCGTACAAGGTTGGTTTGGTTGGACTCACACCGAATCAAGGCAGGTATTTCGAAAGTCTCGGTGGTCTTGTTGAGGCAATCAAGCCGACGATGATAGACCACGTTGTGTCACAGGCAGATCTCGACCTTAATCCGGAACTGGTTGAAGAAGGTGTACAGATAGGCGAGACTATCGGACTTCCTATGTACGACCGTGAGGTGCTGAAAGCAATCGGTGTAGACGTTGATGGTGTTGAAGCAGAGTACGATAAAGGTGTATAATTAGAGCGGGATTGGGGATGATCGGTTTCGATTACGTTGTTCTTTTAGAGACTGCGAGCAGCAACGGTCACACATGCTTAACGTGTGGCGAAAAATACGTGCAGACAAAAACATTGTCTCTCCGTTCTACCCTCGGGTAGCTGATCTCAAAACGATCGAAGCTCTTGCGTAGACGGCGGTCACATGAAAGGTATCGGCAGTCGTTCATGTGATTGGTATACAAATGCCGAAGCAATGAGTGAATAGAAGACGAGTGCTATTTCAGGGGGCTGAAAAAACACAAACGTGTCTGTCCGTCTGATAGACTATGCTCGTAGACGTTTTTAGAAGGTAGCGTAACACTGGGGTTCGATTCCCCACATCTCCACTATGAATAAGAGAATACAATTACCAGAGGACAAGGAAGCGCGACGTTGTCTCTTGTTACAAAAGTAAGTAGATATATGAGGTTTCCTGAAACAAACAAAATGCACCGCGAGCCGATTCCTGCTCGCATCGAGTCAAACGCTAAGGTTCTAGAGGAACACTTGAAGCGTGTGAATTGGAAGGTGTTTGGTAGAGCGTATTTGTACGTACTCGCATACGTCTGCCTTACTGTGTTCTCTCTCGTAGTTGCTACAGGACTCGCTAAGAAGTTTGTGGATCTTTTCTAACATGACCATCATTGAAGCAAACAAACGCGAGGTAATGCAGAAGATCATCGACGGCTCAGATATCGATGGTCTTTTGCGTATAGTCACGAAGCTCGACGAACAGACACGTGCTGAGGTTCTCAAAGCCATCTCGTCTCAGTTGGATGTCGCAAAAAAGAACATGCACATTGCGAGCATCCGGCGCATTGTGAAAGCAAGCGATAAGGAAATCAAAGACTGGCTTGTGACCGCAGTGGTTGACTCGTATGCAGAGGGTGGCAACGTTATGTACGCGGATCTAAAAAAGCTGCACGTAAAACCAGCACAGGACGAAGGCAACAATGCTCTACTCTCACTTTGGACTTCTGAGAAGATACGACAGATAGACCAGTTGAGTGTTCAGAAGGATGCTGTGAACGCATTGATATCCGATGCGTATTTGGACTTTGCGAATGGTATGAATGGAATCATCAAAGGCGCAGAGCATCAGTTGAACGAAGCTCTCAAGCGTCAGATACGCGCACAGCAGATTGCAGGTCAAATCACCGGAGCTTCAATGCGCGACATCGCAAAGGAGATCAAGGAGCTTATTGGCGATCAAGGGTTCTCTGTTTTGATAGATCGAGGAGGCAACCAGTGGACTATCAGCAGGTACTCGGAAATGCTCGCTCGCACTCACATCATGCGTTCGGCTAACGAAGGTGTCATTGCTCGACTCATAGAGTATGGTGTAGACATTGCTCAGGTCAGTACGCATCCCGGCGCGTGCAAGGTATGTGTACCGTTCGAAGGTAAAATCTACAGCTTGAGTGGACAGAGTGAGAAGTACCCAAAGCTGGACAGACAGCCCCCGTATCATCCTTACTGTAGGCATACGTTGCTACCGCGACCGGATCTCATCGAGGAATAGCTGTGGATATTCCACCTTTACTCGTTGCGTTCGTGTTGTGTTGTGCGCTATACTTGCAGTAAGTAGATTCCGACCACTGATTCGGCTCCTCGGAGGAACATCAGTCTTCTTGGTTGCAAGCCCAAGACGTTTAATAAAACGTGTATAAAACTACGAAGATATGAAGTATATAGTTATCGACGGGATTAAGTACAAGATCGACCCGAGTGATGCGACGAAAGCATTACTAGATTCGGAAGGCAAACCAGTTCCTTACGTTGAGGACACTCCACCAGCACCCGGCAAGTCTCTTGAAGATCTTGCAAAAGAGAATCCAGAGGTTGCAAGGATGCTCGCTGAGAAAAAGCGTCTCGAAGACGAAGCAGCAGAACGTGCCGAAAAGGAGGATCAGGAACGCCAGGAGGCACTTCGGAAGAATGGAGAGTTTCAAACACTCGCAAAGGAAGCCGAAGATCGGGCTAGGAAAGCAAAGCAGGAGAAGGATGAGGCAGAAGCGATTCTTGGTAAGTACAAAGGTGCTATCAACGAGATTCGCGATGAGATGCTTTCACAGATTCCCGAAGACCGCAGAGGTCTTGTCCCCGAAACTTCCGCAATCAAACAGGTCGACTATATACGGAAAAATGCTGAGTTCCTTGGAGTATCTCTCGTCAAGAAGAAGGGTAGCGGTGTCCCCCCACATGAGGACACTCCACCTCTCGACGAAGAAGGGAGATTGACAGAGGAATTGTCCGTTCTCGCAAAGAAGGACAACCTCACACCAACTGAACAGGCACGTATGAGCGAAGTAGCTAAGCTCATTAAGAAGATACGAGCAGCGAAAGCTCAGTAATTTATTCAAGTAACATTGTTAAGTATGGATCTAGGACTCCACTACACGCTTGACGACGCAAATAGCATCCTCGACCCCGAGGTGCTTGCGATCGAGAAGCGTCTTACGCCGGAAGACTCTGATGAGTTCGGCAAAGTATGGGAGCTGTTCGGTGCACGCTCCCGTCCTATCACTACCGACGACTTTGAGATTCTCAAGCGTCAGTACACCAAGCCACAGTTCACGGTCACACGTGGTGGTGCAGGTACCGATTGGGACACAAACAACGACACCACCGCGCTCCCTGTTGGCGCATCGGATATCGTGAAGATAACCGTTGGTGACGTTCTTCTTATTGAAGGCACTGGTGAAATCGTTGTCGTCAAGTCTCTTGACCGCACTGGTAACACCATCGACGTGTACGAGCGTGGTGCTGGTGAAACATCCGGTACCGCAACTGGTGCATCGTCTACCGTGAAGGTCATCGGTAATGCCAACATTGAAGGTACTGTCAACATTGAGGCGTTCGCAGAAGGCACTGACGTATACACCAACTACTGCCAGCTCGTCGAGGAGAAGATCGAGCTCACGAAGGAAGATCTCGATCAACTTCGTAAGACTGGTCGAACCATTGATGACTTGCAGGACGAGGCAATGCGTCGTGTGAAGCAAGACCTTGCACGAACCGCTATCTTCGGTGTCGCCGTACAAGGGTCTAAGAGTAAGCCGGGCATGACTCGCGGTCTTCTCACTTGGCTCGGTCTGTCAGACGGACTCAAGGCAAACGTTGCAGGTGCTTTCACCCTTACTGTGCTTGATACCGCAATCGATGCTATCCGCGCAGAAGGAGGCAAGCCGAACGCGATCATCATGTCAGTTGCGAACAAGCGTGTGTTCAACGGTCTTACGACTGCTGACAACCTTACGCAGCAAGTCACCGATCGTCAGACTGGTCGTGTCGTCGACACGTACCTTGCAGATGGTGTTGGTGCAATTCCTGTGATTGTAGACATCGACATGCCGGACGATCAGGTTGCAGTAGTTGACACCCGAAAGCTCACGAAGGGTTGGAAGGTGAACGACGAGCTGAAACTTGTAGACGAACCGCCTACAAACAGCCGTCAGATTGCTAAGACGATTCAGGGCAAGTTCGGTCTTGCGCTCGAAGGTCTTGGACAGTCTCACTATCTGATTACCGGACTCACCACCTAGTGTGTTGTGGCGAAAGAGGGGCGTGAAGCCCCTCTAAGCCACTTTTATTGACCAAGTAACTAGATACTTATATGGCAAAGAAAGGAACAGCCAAGAAGACCAGTAAGCCAGCAGCATCACGTCGTACCGCTCCGGCAGGAGAAGGAGTATCGGCATCAGGTGCAAAGGACAAGTCGATCTACTACGTTGTGTATGTTGACACGTATGTGAGCGATTCTGAGATCTTGGCACGCGGTTTGTATGTCGCCGACAAGGGTATTGCACGCCTCGACGCGTCCAGCCCTAAGTATGTACGCAAGTTTATTGGGTCAGTTCCCGATAAAATTGTCCACGAAATCGCAGATCAGCTTAAGGTGTCTGTCATGGATGAGGAAGGAAACTACCGCAATTCAGGAGAGATTCTCGACGAGTTGGTATCGGTGATCTAGTGTTTATTCGCTTAAACTTGTGAAAAGTTATGAGCAAACTTCGAAATTTGATTGTACGAAATGTACTGCAAATCAATGGTGATTCGCGTACCGTTGGAGCAACCGCCGTTACTGTTCTTTTTTCAGACAGTAGCGACCTTGTGCTTCTTGCGCGAGGTACTTCGGTGCCTACTGGTGCAGGATATGCAAAGGGTTGTATCTTTGCTAAGACCGACGCTGGTGCAGGTGTGAAAGCACTGTACGAAAACATAGGTACGTCCGCAGCAGCAAACTTCAACCTTATGGGTGATGTTACGGCATCAGAAATTGCTGCAGGTTCTATCAGTGGCGCGAAGCTAAATACTGGTAAGGGTTACTTCACGGTTACTGTTGCTACAAACAACACGACTCCGGTCGACGTATTCGGTGCTGGTGGTGTCCCTTGTGACCTCATTGTGAAGCATGTACGTTTGACTGCGAAAGACGCTACGGCAAGCAATATTACGGTAGCTACAGACGGCAATACTATTGCAACCATTGCCAAAGGTACGAGCGCAGGAGCTCTTGTAGGTGCTACGAGCATTGCGAACGGTGCGATTGCTGCTGCTGGTCCTCTTACGATTGTAAGTTCCGGTGCAGGTGAGGCATTTGTTGAGATTGCATTTGAGGTTGCGTAATTATCAGTCTAACGATCAAGGATTATGGCAGCAACAGTAGAAATCTGCGAAAGCAATGGTGCTGGTGAAACAATTACGCACAACATTGCCGATTCTGACATGGGTAACGCGGACTCTGCTACGGTTGACCCCGTTGCAAGTCCGATAACGCCCGGAAACCGAACGTACATCAAGTACCAAAGGTTTCACGTCACGGCTATGGGTGGATCGAGTAAAATCGACAACCTTAAAGTGTGGCGTACTGGTGCGCTTGGCGGTTCGGCAACTCATGTCACGAACGCACGCACATCTGCGTATGCTGGTGCACTTACGTATGCTACTCCGGTAACGTCTGCGGTGTCTGGTTGCGACCAGACAATGCCAACGTCTGAGCCGGGTACCGCAAACTTGGGTATTGGTGGTTCGTTGACTGGTTCGTTGACTGGTGCAGGATATTCTGACTATCTTGGACACCAAATCATCACGAACGGTGCTGATACCGCAGGTAGCACGAGCACGATGAATTACCAATACGACGAAACCGCTTAGTATGGCTTCGCACGTGTGTGGTTCATGTGAAACGTCGTTCTCAAGTGAGAAAAAGTACCTCGATCACGTCTGTGACAAGACTGAGCACAAACCAACGGAGCTAGAGCATCAGGACGCTCTCACCGGAGGCAACGCTTCAAAGATCTCGGCACGAGCACTTGAACGCGGCGAGGTTCGAAAGTAAAACCAAATAGCTCAATACAATGAGCGGAAAACTAGCAATACAATGCACCAGTATCCGCTCTCAATGGGCGGATATTGTAATTTTAAGCACAAAATATGGACTCAAAAATAAAAGAACGGATATCGAGAAGGGTTTGGACGTATGTAGGTGAAGGTAAAGACGAGGAAGTTCCTGTAGAACGTTGGGTATGGGGTGCTTTGTACGAAGACGGTTCTGAGCTTCATCAGTTCGACGAGGCAGGGTACTTCCACCGTTTTGCAGAGATCGAGATGGAGAAGTTGAAGTACTTGTCGATCTATCAGAGTGACAACATGGGTAAGCGCATCGACATTCCGAAGCCGGAGAAAGGTCAAATCTTCTTTTTCTACCGGAACATCAAGCCGCATTACGACCAGAGTCACTTCCATCGAGTATTTGTATTCGGTACGAAGGTGGACGGAGTAGCATCGTACATGTTCATGCTACCGGACGATCGAATGGTGTTTAGCAACACTGACAGTATTGATCTATCGCTATACGGCGTATAATTCATGGCGTTTTCTGCAATCACAGCAAGAGGTTCCCTCACGGAGAAGGTGAGCGACACCACTATTGCGGTGTCGCCTTCCGCTAACCTTACCGTAGGGAAAGTTGTTGTGGTTGTGTGTACCACGGACAACGACAGTACCGCGACCTCAGATGGTGCAAGTACACGCCACTCACTTGCGGACTCGCAGGGCAACACGTGGACGAAAGCGGCAGAGTATACGGACAGTGACGGCGCTGCCGCGGACGGCGTAACGCACTCTGTGTGGTGGGCAGTTATCACGACACAGATCGGAACAGGCAACACAATCACACTTACTACATCAAGTGCGGTCACGAACAAGATCATCAGTATTTTTGAAGCGACAAAAGCTTCTACCAGTACCATTGCAAAAGAAACGGTCGGTGTTGGGCAAGGTGCGATCAGTGCGTCGGTATCCTCACTTCCATTACGCGAGTACTTGCTTGTCGGCGCAGGTGGTTCAGAGGGTAACGACAACACGAAGACCGCCGACGCTGACTACACAGAGCGTTTTGACTTGCGTACTGGATCGGGTACCGCCGCAACGGAGGTTGCACAGCATGTTCAAACACGCATTGCAAAAGTTACCAGTGATACGTGTACGTCTACCACATGGACGAACACCAACCCCATATTCTTGCTCGTGCCTCTCTATGAGGTGTTTCCGGCAATATCGTCACTGACCGATAACTTTGACGACAATAGCGTAGACGGTGCGAAGTGGTACCAGTATACGGCGGGTAGTGGGACAATTGCTGAGGCAAGCAGTCAAATTGAACTTTCGGTTCACGCAACAACACTCAACTCAGAGTGTGACCTCGGATCGAATAACCGGTACAACCTTGTCGGGAGCTCGTTCGTCGTGAACTTGAAACAGGCAGCACATGACTACGTCAACACCGCACTCACACTCCAAGACTCGGGAGGTAATCGCTTGTCGTGGCTGCATGACGGATCGAGCACACTCTATGCGACATGGGATGTCGCGTACGAGTGGCAAGGCACGACCCCCTCTGTTTCATTTACTCCTGGCACAGATGCTTATCTACGTATCCGTGAAAGTGGAGGCACAATCTATTGGGACTACTCTACTGACCGAGGGCAAACGTGGACGAACCTACGCAGTGAGCTAGTGACCACAATCACATTCCCCGTTACTGCTCTTGAGATCACTCTCAACAACTACAAATACAGCGCCACGTCCACATCACAGGTGAAGTCTATTTTTGACAACGTAAACATCATTCCGGTACAAACGCCAGTCACCAAGAGTCTCAAGTACACAGTCAAAAAGGCAGTATCGGCAACCAAGAGTCTCAAGTATTGCGCACGCAAGGCGGTTGGTATCACCAAATCGCTCACGTACGCAATTGACTCGTCGGCGATGTCTTACAGTATTACCAAGTCACTTGCGTATAAGGTAGTTTCGAAAGGATCTGTAGGGTATCAAGCAATCGCCAAGAAAGCACCGAGCACAGCCGATCAATGGGACGACTACACGGGAAGCTACTCGTGGACTGACCTTGCGAACGCGCTTGTTCCGTCAGACGGCAGGGCGTACTCAACGATTGTTACAGCTACCAAGCACTCATACACACTCCTTGCTTCTGACTTCGGATATTCAATACCGAGCACTGCTGTGGTAGATAGGGTATTGATTACTGTGCGAGGATATGTGTCTGGTACTGGTGTTACTGGAGAGGTTGGAATGTGGGACGGTGGAGGTACTGCAACCGTGCCTTTTGATACCGAGCTACCTGTTGGGAGTGAAGGAGTAGCTGTGCTTGACGCAACGCCGTCTGAGTTCGGGTACGGCAGCTTTCCTGCGAGCATGGTCAACAGTGGTATTGACTTTGGCGTGACGCTTGGCTTTGTATCCTCTGAGGCGAACCGCACAATCTACATATCGAGTATTGAAATGGTGGTGTTCTACAAAGCGGCATCCCCACTCGTGCGTTCGTTGCAGTACTTGGTGAAAAAGTCTGTATCCGCAACGAAGTCACTCACCTATCGCGTGCGCAAGGTGATTGGTGTCACGAAGTCTCTCACGTACAAGGTCAAACAGCCGGAGTCTTCTACGAAGTCGTTGAAGTACACCATCAAACGTGCTGCTACTCCGGTGACTAAATCTCTCGTGTACCGCATAGTGACTACTCCGGCAGAGCAGACAAAATCACTCACGTACCGCGTTAGAAAGGCGATATCGGTCACAAAGTCTCTCAAATATGCGACGAAAAAGGCGTTTTCTATCACGAAATCGCTCGCGTATCGGTTGACCCTTGAGGTTCCGATACTAAAGACGCTCACGTATACCGTAAAAGCCCCAAAATCGACCACCAAGCAGCTTTCGTACCGGATTGTTACAACACACACACCTGTGACGAAAAGTCTCAGGTACGCGATCGTACGCACGCAAGCGGCAATTCAGAAGGTGGTTGCGTACTTTGTGGTGAAAGGTCACTCTACGACAAAATCGTTGGTGTATAGGGTGCGCAAGCCAATATCTGCAACGAAGTCGCTCAAGTACAGTGTCTTTTCTAAGGTTCCGGTCACGAAGTCTTTGAAGTATTGCGTATCGGTCACTCAGTCAGCGATCACGAAGTCTCTAACGTACAGTCTTGCTGGTGCGTCTATCAAGGTCACAAAGTCACTGTCTTATAGTGTGAGAACGTCTCATGCCATCACGAAGTCTTTGAAGTATGCCGTTGACTCTGTTCAAAGCGCAATCACAAAGACAGTCCGATATGCAGTCAAAAAGACGTATTCGGTCACGAAGTCTTTAAGGTACGTTGTCCTTTCAGATCACGCGGTTACGAAGTCTTTGAGGTATGGTGTCCTTACTAAAATCGGTCTTAGCAAGTCCGTTACGTATAGGATCGTCAAGGGAGTTCCGATCACAAAGTCGCTTCGATACGAATTGTTGTCTGACCATGCCATCACGAAGCAGTTGAAATACTGTGTTGTCACTACTGTGAGCTCAGATCCGGTTCTGCAGGACAGCTACGGTGATGCTGCTGACCAAAGTCTTGTTGTGTACGCAAGTAGACCGATGGTTGGTCAAAGGTTCACGCCTTCATCTTCTTACAACCTCGTGCGAGGAGATCTGATGATTAGAAGGCAGGGATCTCCTGTGGGTACCGTATACGGTCGTCTTTACAACGGAGTCACTCTGGTGGCTGAGTCTACGAACTCGTACGATGTGTCGACAATCACGACAGGTCTAGGTTCGTACTACAGCTTCGCGTTTGCAGACGTTCCGTTGTCGTCAGGAACAGCGTACACACTCGTGGTGTATTTTGATGGTGGTGATGGAGTCAACCACGTTCAGTTGCGATACAAAGGAACCGGGACACATCCGGGTACGTTGAGGTACTACCAAGGTGGTTCATGGAACAGTCTAGGTGGATCAGATGACGCACTATTTGCAGTGTATTCTGCTGCTCCGATGCCGCAGAAGACTCTTAGGTACTATGTCCTCAGAAGTATTCCGAGCACGAAGTCGCTCACGTACTACGTCAAAAAAGCTCATGCGATCACAAAGTCGTTGGCTTACCTCGTGCGAAAATCGAACTCGATCACGAAGTCTCTAGCGTATGTTGTTTTGTCGGATCACGCGGTAACGAAATCGTTGAAGTATACCGTCCTTAAACCTCAGACAACGCAGAAGTCTCTCAGGTACCTTGTTCGAAAGTTTGTTACAATCACGAAGTCACTCACATACATCGTTGCGGTGCCTACCGCTCTGACGAAATCGTTGAAGTACACGGTCAAGAGTCATCGCACGATCACGAAGTCACTGAGGTATGACGTGTTCTACTCTGACTACTTCCCGTATGAACCGGATGTGTACAGTGTTGCCGACCAGTATACGAATGGAGACGAAGGGTATAGTGCGAGGGATGATTATACACCCCTCTAGTCGTGGTTTCTTTATCAGTTAGTGGTAAAATTGTCGTATGGCATACGTTACAACAACAGAGGTCAAGCAGTATCTAGGTGTCAACTTCACTGGCAGTCTCGATACGTTCGTGGGTATGGTTATATCCGGTGTCACAAAGTACGTCGAAAAGTACTGTGGTGATGATCGGTTCGGTAAGCGTGTATTTCAGGCACCAGACCCGGACACAGATGAGGTCAGACGTTTCGATGGAAACGGTGACAAGCGCGTATACGTAGGTGATCTGTTCTCAGCAACAAGCGTGGTTGTAGACAACGAGGAATACGTTGAGGACGAGGACTTTTTCTTATACCCGTTGGACAATACGAGCGTGAATGAGGAGGCGTTCGAGTATGTAGAGCTTGCTCAGCCGGAGACTCGCTTGAACTCAAACTCTCGTGTCGGCTCAATGAGTCCGTACATATTTGAGAAGGGACAGGGAAATATCGAGATTACAGGAAAGTGGTACTTCACAAGCGCGGTACCGGACGATGTGAAGATTGCCGTTCTCAAACTCGTTGGTGGTGTCATCAAAGAGAATATCTCAGACACCGACGTAAGGGAGAAAAAGTCAGAATCTCTTGGTGACTACAGCGTTTCGTATCAAGATATCAGTAGGATAGCTCACGCTCTTGGTGTGAACGATATTCTGAGTCAGTACAAACGCAAACCATCGAAGTCTAGTGCTGGTGTGATTAAAGTCTCGTAGTATGAGTTTTGAAAAACTGCTAAACAAATTGTGTACGGTTCAGGTGAAGACCGAGACTCAGGGCTCAACTGGATCTGTGTCTGAGTCTTGGACGAATACGTACACAAACGTCATGTGTCGATACAATCGTGTTATCCAAGGTAAGGGTAGTGTTGTGTCCGGTGCGTATCAGGTTACGCTCGAAGATTACACATTCTACTTCAAGCCGGATCAGGTAATTTCGAAGGCGAACCGAATCGTTGTTGATGGTCTTACGTTCGAAGTAGAGCATGTTTTCAAGGATAGTGCAGGTCATCATTTGGAGGTATTTGCTCGATTGAAGTCTTACGATTAAGCATGGCATTGAAAATCACCACAAAGTTCATACGGAAGTTGAACCCGGACGAGGAGCTTCTTCGTCGTCTTGACGCAGATCTAGGCAACATCGCTCTGATGACCGAGACGGAGATCAAGAATCTTACCCCGGTCGTGACTGGTCGTCTCAAAGGTTCTATGGTTGCACGCCGGATAAAGTTGCTCGATCACGAGGTAGCGACGAACGTTGAATATGCACCGTATGTTGAATATGGAACGAGTCGTTTCGGTGCTCGCGCGATGATGAGACGTGGTGCTGCTGCGGTCGAAGCATACGGCACGTCTCTTTTGAAAGAGACTCTTAAAAAAACGTAGTATGTTGGACGAAGCAATTTATTCCGCAATAACAGGGGACGCAACGCTTTCCGCGAAGATTAGTGCCGGAGGTGGACGCTATCACCTATACCCACTCAGAGCACCGGATGGTGTGGCTCCAAGTAAGATGCTCGTGTACACTGAGGTTACGCAGTCGCTTACGTACCCTTTGGTTCGTAGCGCGAGATACCAGATAAGCTGCATCGCTTCTACGTTTGAAGATGCACGAGGCATGGCTTCTGATGTTGACCGGATATTCAACGATTATAGCGAGGGAGTACTTGGAGGTCAGTTTGGTGTGAAATACGTGAGGTTTGCTGGTAGGTCATCGTTCTATGATGAGGATGCAAAACTGTTCGTTTTCCCCGTTGAGTTGTTTATCAAGTTCTAGTAAAATAAGCGCATGAGCAAGCGAGTAAATCAGGAACCAGAGCGCACGCGAAGCAAAAGTGAGGAGCGTCGCATTGCGCACATGGAGTCCAAGGTGAGCGTAGTCGCACGTGTGAATACGAATCTACCAGATGGAAGGTTTGTACGTGCAGGTGAAAAGGTCGAAGTCAGTAGAGAGTACGTCGATCGGTTGAAAAGAGAGAGAGATCTGAGTTTTATTATTTAGTAGGTAATAACGTAAAATTATGAGCCAAACAACGATTCAGAAGACCGCAGCTATCCGCAAAGGATCTGTCCGCGTTCTCGTAGGTGATGACTTTTCGTCACTCGTAGATATTGGTGCATTGCGCAATCCGGTTTTGACCTCTCTTGTTGAGAATCAGGCAATCCAGTTCGACAATGTGGACGACCTTAAAAAGTTCGTCAATGGTAAGAAGGTTCAGGTGACTTTCGACCTCTGTGAGATTAACCTCACGAACCTTGCAGCACTCGATGCAGGACTTGTCACTGTGACCACTACCGCAGCGTCAGTAGTGAACAACTACAGTCAGGTTGTCGCAGCAGGTGCATGGGCGTACAACAAGTTCATTCCGTTCGACTTTCAGAATGGTGATGGATCTGCAATCACGCCGGATTCAGTAACCGCAGGTACTAACGGTGCTCTTGTGTCTGAGACTGACTACTTCATTGGTCAGGATGCAGATGGAGTACGTGGTATCTACATCAAGGACTCCGTTACCGTCACCACGTTGGTGCAGACGATCACGATTGTGTTCGACTACACCCCGGCAGCTTCGAAGAAGATCGTATTTGCCGATAGCGGTACGAAGACATTGAAGTGCTTGCGTCTCATCAACACCGACGAGAACAGCAAAACGTTCAAGGTTGACATTGAGAACGGTACAAACTTCACCCCAGTCTCGATCGACTTTGCAGGTGACGATGAGGAGGACGTAGCAGTACTTCCGATTCAGTTCGAAGGAGACATTGTGGAAATTGTGGACGAGCAACAGACTACTTAGTGGACTTGGTGGAAGGGGATGGCACAAGTCATCCCCTTTTCACTCTGTAGATATCTCGTCAAAACGTTTTTGAGAGGAAAAAACCACTTCCCCGAGACATCGCACCACTTCCCCGAGTAATTGAGCGATATTCTGAGACACCACCATTTTTCAACATGTTTTCACTTCCCTACCCTACTGAGATGACAAAAAATACTTGATAGGGTACCGAAACGAAAAAAAAGACATCAACATCGCCGACAGGGAACACCCTCTAGAGACAGGTAACACCTACCCACTCGATAGGGAATATCTACCCAACTGACACGCACACACTCGCACCAACTGAGCAGCATCATCACATCACCATGCCAACACTTGACCTGTACAAAGAAAGAAAACACGCCACTGTCATACTCAAAGACCAACGAACACAAGAACCCAAAGAGTTTAAGATTCCCAACGAATACACCGTTGAAGAAATTGAACGACTCCTTGAGCTTCAGAAAAAGAGAACATCAATCGAGTCAGAGAATGTTGGTGAAAACGAAGCTGAACAGTTGCAACGCTTTTGGTCGGTAGTGTTTGAACAGCTTGAGATCTTGTTTCAACATTACCAGCCGGAGCTTACTGCAGACGATCTGAGGTCTTGGGTGACTCATCAGGAGGCATTGGAGATACTTGGTTTTTACGATAAGTACCGATTGCTTGAAAGGGACAACGCAAAGAGTAGTAAAAAAAAAGTCCACGATCAGAGTTGAGTGATATCCGGCAGATCATAACGTTCTTGGTCATCAACGGTTTCAGTTTGAGAGATGTTCGGAAGTTGTACCTCGACGAATTGTTCGAGTACTACAAGTTTGTGTTTTTCCACCTTGAGCAAAAGGGTGAGGTGAAGAAAGGAACATACGAGAGTATTGAGGGCATGACTGAAAAGGAGGATACTGTAGGTAATCTTCGCAAGCAGTTGATGAAGACTAAGCTGAAAAACAATGGCAACACAACAAACAGTAGGAGAACTCGTCTATAAAATCACCGGAGACATCGGTGATCTTCAAACGTCCGTCAAGAAAGCTGAGGCAGAGATCAAAAAGTTGGAGCAGCAAATGAAGGACAGTGAGAAGGCGACAAGAAGTGCCGAGGGTGCTGCCAGTAAGTTTGGTAAGGCATTGAAGCTCATCGGTGGTGCCATCGCAGGTGGTGCTGTGTTGTCGTTTTTGAAAAGCTCCGCGCAGGAAGCTCTCAATTTGCTAGAGGTTCAAACGCAGCTATCGCAGGTGTTGCGTGTTTCCACTAACGCTACCGACGAGCAAATCGCTTCGTTGAAGGAACAGGCGCACTCTCTTGCTCAGGTTGGTGTTATATCTGAGGAGAACATTTTGTTGGCACAGAAGCAGTTTGCTACGTACGATCTGCAGAGCGAGAGTATCGCAAAACTTGTTCCGGCGTTTGCTGACATGATCGCTGCAGAGCGCGGTATCAATGCCGAGACTGGCGACATGATCTCTTTTGCAGAGGGTATGTCTAAGGCACTGCAGGGTAATTTCCAGTCACTCCGTGATCGCGGTTTCGTGTTCGACGATGCTACCGCCAAGATCTTGAAGCATGGTACGGAGACAGAACGTGTGACTGCTCTGGTGGAGATTCTTAACTCCACGTATGAAGGCACCAACAAGGTGTTGGGTGACTCGTTGCCCGGCAAGATTGCTCGCGCACAGCGATCGTTCAACGATCTGAAACAAGACATTGGTTTTGCTTTGCTCCCGACAGTGAACGCCCTCACGGAAGGTATTTTTGGTGTCACAGACGGCTTCAAGGACAACCAGAAGCGCGTGAACTCTTGGGGAAAGAATATCTATCAGGTTACGTTCGGTGCGGTTGCGTTTGCGAAGGCACTTGGCTTTGTCGTGAAGATGCTCACAGGAGTCGCTGATATTGTAGGCGGTGCTGTTTGGGATTCGCTCAAGGGTACGTTCAAAGCAGTCACTAAGGCACTCACCGGAGACTTTAGCGGTGCATACGATGTACTGAAAGAGACTGGTGAAAAGGGTGGCGAAGCAATCACTGAAAAAACGAAGGCGTGGATTGATGTGCTTAGCGATGATGTAGACTCGTTCAGTAGCACTCTCGCAAAGGCAGGAGGTGAAGGTTTTAGTGAAGTGACCGAAGCCGCTATTGCTGCATACGACGCTACGGCAAAATCAAACGAGGCGTTTGTTGATTCAAACGAAGACGCTGAGAAGGCAATCAAAAAGGCAAAGGACGAGCTAGATGACTTCCGTGGCAAGATGCTTGGATTCATACAAGACTCAGAGAAGGTTCGCGCGGCACTCGAAGAAGATCTCGGTAAATCGTTCAAAAAGTTCGGTGAGGATCTCACTGGTACGTTCAAGGACACGAACGAGGAGCTTGCAACTATATTCTTGGACACTCAGGAAAAGATCGCACAGCTCAAAAATGATCTGAAAATGGAAGATGACGGTGACAAGCGTCGTGAGATCAGGAAAGAGATCGAAAAACAGGAGGCGATTCTCAAGACGCGCGAGGACTTTGAAAAGCGTCAAGCAGAACGCCTTGAGGCAATACGTTCCCGTCTTACTGAGGCAGGTATCGATCCGGCAAGCATCGAAGGTCTGAACCAAGAGAAGACTCTGCAGGACGAAATCACGGAACAAAAGCGGTTGCGAGATCTCAATGAGTTCGCACGTTTTGAGGAATTGCAGACCAAAAAACTTGAGAAGATGACGACTGACTTCATCACAGAGGTCAACCTAACTCGCGACAAGATCGAGAGACAGAAGGAGTACGAGCAGGATCTCACAGACTTTTTGACCGCTACGACCGAAGTGCGCATTGCTGAGATCGACAAATGGGCTGCTGACACGATCGCAAAGCACAAGATGGTGGCTGAGTCTCTCAGATCGCTTCTCTCGCTTCAAAGTCAGGTACAATCCGCAACCGCAAAGCGTCAGTTCCACACAGGAGGTTATGTGAGCGGTGATGGTGGAGAAGTACACTCGGGTGAGTACGTCATTCCGGCAAACATGGTGTCGAAGTTTAGTGGTCTTGTGTCCGCTCTTGAGCGTGCTCGTGTAGGTAATTCTGTTACAAACAACAGGACGGTGAACGCACCGATTAACATTCAGGCGAATCCGCAAGAAGCTATCGACTTCCGCGTTGTGAGTAGGGAGATAGCGTGGTCGTTGGGTTCCCGTTAAAATATCACTATGATAGGTTGGCAATTCACAATCACAGACAAAAAGGGCAACAGCTTCACGATAAATGATCACACTGACCCGAATAACTTTGTTGCGCTTCAAGCGTACCCTCAGTTCGACGTTGCGATCAAAAACAGTGAGATCGACAAGGAGGGACAGCATGGTATTTGGGACTTTTTCTCGTACTACGGAAGGCGCACTGTCACCTTTCAGGGTGTCATCGTCGGTTCAGACGAACAGACTGTAGAGGTCATTAAGTCGATGATGCAGAACATTTTAGGTTTCCCTGCTCAACCAACTGCTGCAAATGACGGTCAGGTATACCTTGAGTGGACTGATCTTGACGGTAAGGATTGGGAGATCGAGTGCAAGCTCTACAGCAACATTCAGTTCAGTCGTGACATAAAGAAGAAGTACATGCTTGAGTTTAGTTTTACGCTCAAAGCATCAGACCCGTTCATTTTGAGTCAAAGTTCGTTCTCGTCGGCAGGTACGCGCGGCTACTATACGTCCGGTGGCTTTTTTCCACTAGGTTTGCCGTCTGTCTTGGGTGTGAATCCGGTGAACGCTCTGAGTATCGTGAATGGTGGATCTGTATTTGCTCAGACAACCATCAGGATATACGGTGAGGTTGAAGGAGCCGTTACGAACCCAGTGATTCGAAACATCACAACCGGAAAGGACTTTGCTCTATCGTTGACGCTTGCGGACGAGAATAGCTGGATCGAGATCGATTCAAAACAAGGTACCGTCTTAGATCAGGACGGAAATGACAAGAGCGGCAACATCGTAAGCACGAGCGAGTTCATCACTCTGCAACCCGGAACGAACCAGATATTGTACATGTCCGACGAAGATCCGTTGATCGTGCTTTATTACCCGTCTGCGTCTTATACCGTTGGGTATAGGGAAACAAAAATCTAGTATGCGAGTCATCAAACTATACGACAAAGACTTCACAACCCTCACCACTCTCACTGAGGCAGACTTCACGTCGCTGTCTTATCGTCGTACTCTGCGAGAGATTGGCGATTGTGAGTTCACTGTACGTCTCGATCGTGAGAAGGTCACTGACGCAAACTTGAAATTGTACAACCGCATTGAGGTTCACGACGAAGGAGTTGTGAAGTTCGTCGGTGTCATTGTTCACAGGAATGTTCGAATAGACACTGCTGAGATACGATGCCGCGAGCTCACATACGTTCTCAAGCGTCGCATCATGGGAGCAAGCTATTCAGTCTCAGGCGATATAAGTGCCGTGGTACCCAGCTTGCTTAGCACAGTGAACGCTGCTGACGACACCGGAATCAGTATTGGAGATGTGACTGGAGCAATAGGAAACGTCAACACTACATTCAATCGCGCTTCCGCTTTCGATATTTTGAAGCAGATCACGAACGCTACCGGGAATCAGTACCGCCTTGAGTCAGATCGCACGCTTAAAATAGGTGCGTCTGTTGGCGATGATGTCGGTGACACTGTGATATTCCGGTACAACACAAGCATGGTGTCTGCGTCGAACATTTTGAAGTTTCGTGTAGAGGAGGATGGAGACGACATTGTGACGAAGGTGTACGGCAAATCAGATACGCTCACCTCTACACAGGAAGACTCCGGTCTTAGTACATCGTATGGTGTTCTTGAGAAGTACAGAGACTTCCGTGTTGTGAACACACAGACTGTGCTCGACAACTTCACGCTCGCTGAGGTCAAAGACAAGGTATATTCGCCGGATATAGAGCTTAGTCCTAACGTTGAGGACACTTTCGACGTTGGTGATACGGTCAGAATCGTGCTCAAAAACTCTCTTATCAACATAGACGACCGTTTCTTAGTGATTGAAAAAAGGGTACAATACAAGGGAGATCAGAAGATGTTGTCGGTGAGGATTAACGACTTGCCGAACGACCTCGCTGAAAAACTAAGTGAACGAGATCGCCGTCTCGAATTATTAGAAAAGGAACTTTAGGATATGGCAACAAAAGTATATTTCATCAACAGTCCTGACGCGGAGTATAACGATAATGAGTTTGCGTGGTTCCAGAGCTTAATGCTTGCAGAGGGTGTCATTGGCGATCCTTCTACTGGCGTGCTTGGTTTGCAGGTGACACAAAACGGAACGCCCGACATGAGCGTTCTTGTTTCTGCTGGTAAGGCACTCGTAGAGATCACGAAGTCCGGCAGGACGTTCAAGGTCGTATTTGAGAACGACGCGTCTGTGCAGAAGACGATATCGGCGAACAGTTCCGGTGCTAACCGTGTAGACGCTGTTATCGTCAGAATCGACAAGGACACTGATGCAAACTCTCTCAAGAACAACATCGGTACCATTGAAGTTGTCACCGGATCTGGTGCTACCGCTCTCACCGATGGTGCGATTGATACTGCTGTCGGAAGCGATGGTTGGTACCGTCTCGCAAACGTAACGGTTACAAACGGAGATACAGATATCACGACCGCTCAGATCGCCGACGTTCGTGCAAAGGTGCTCTTTAATAACGGGCTTTCATTCGCACCAGTGATTGTCACTGGTATGGTCACTCCGTATGCAGGATCTTCCGCACCTAGCGGCTGGTTGCTCTGCGATGGCTCTGCAATCTCTCGATCTACGTATGCAGATCTCTTTGCGGTGATAGGTACAACGTTTGGTTCCGGTGATGGGTCTACCACATTCAATGTCCCTGACCTGCGTTCATCCGTTGCACTTGGTGCAGGTACGCGCGTTCGAACAATGACGTTTGATGGCGCAAGCGCAGTAGACCCTTCGAACGACCAAATCACCGTCGCCTCGAACGACTGGCTGCATACAGGGCAAGCTGTAGCTCTCACTGGCTCATCGCTTCCTACTGGCTTGACTGCTGGCACTTACTACGTGATACGCGTAAGTGCGACTGTCATAAAGCTAGCGGCGAACGTAGCGAACGCAAACGCAGGAACGGCAGTAGACATCACCGTGGACGGTTCTGGTACCTGTACGCTCACGCAGACACTTACCAACCGAACGCTTGGTACAACTGGTGGTGAGGAGACACATGCGCTTACGGATGCTGAAATGGCAAGCCACGTGCACCCGCCTCTTAATGGCTCCGCTTTCTATATTAACGGCACCGACCAAGATGCAATTCCAGGGGGAACCTCTCCATCCAATTTGACAAACACCACCACAGGCTCCGCTGGCTCCGACACCCCCCACAACGTGATGAACCCGTACACGGTTTTGAACTACATAGTAAAAACCTAGGTATGGAACTGATTGAAGTCTTGCCAAATCTATCCATAGGTGTCGTCTCCGTGCTCGCGCTCGTGTGGTACGCAAACAAAGCGTCACAGAGTATCGAGAACATGCACAAGCAGCATACCGACGAGATTGTGTCGATGCACAAATCTCAAATGTCTGAACTCAAGGAGCGAGAGCACGCAATGCGCGCAATCGAGCAGGAGGTTCGTGTATCTATAACGGCACAGCTTGTCGAAAACACAAAGCTGTTTGAGCGTGTTGTGCATGTCCTTGATAGGCGTTAGAATATAGATTATTGGCTCAAATTATAGTTGTATGAACAAACAGTATATTGTTGACGTTGTATTTAATAGCGGAGAAGTCCTTACGAAAGCAGCAGCAGATCGTGTGGTCGAGCTCATACTCAGAACCATCCGAGATGGCGTGAAGAAGCACGAGAAGGTTAGTGTCGCAGGTCTTGGCATCTTCAAGAAGCAGAAGGTTGCAGGTCGTTCCGGTCGCAACCCACGTACCGGAGAGCAGATTGAGATCCCCTCGTACCACAAGGTAAAGTTCCAACCAGCAAAGACGTTTAAGGAGCAGGTACAATAGGCGTATGGATGAAGAAAAATACGTCGGAGTCATAGAGCAGTCTCCTCTTGAAAAGGAGCTGAATTACCCGTTTGCTGAGATCGTCGCGTCTGCAAATCCGGTTATTTGGCACACAAAGATACAGCCAATCAGTGTGCAGTTTGAGATGAACAGCAAGACGTGGCGAAAGTTTCCTGTACGAAACCAAGACGGATCTGGTTCTTGCGTAGCTCAGACACTCGCAAAGTTGCTTGGTATTCTTGCGTACCTTAAATGGAAGGTCTTTATCACGTTCTCTGCATCGCATATCTACATGCGCCGATCGAATAAAAACGTCGGTGATGGTCAGGGTATGGGTGCTGTCGATGTGTACAAGATCGCACAGCAAGGTGTAACGTTCGAAGAATTGATGCCATCTCAGGGTATGAGTGAGGTTCAGATGAACGCTGTCTATGAAAGTGATCTGCATAAGCGTGTGAATCTCGCGATCAACAACTACGTGTTTCTACCAGTGGGTGACATCGAAAAGGTCGCCTCAGTCATTCAGACAACACTCAAGGGTGTGATGACATGGTTCAAGTTCGGAAAAGGTGAGTGGACTGCTGTGCCATCGGTACTGGTGTCTAAGCCGGAGAACCATCACTCGACCGCATCAGTCGACGCTACGATGTACGAAAATGAGAAGTCATTGGTCATCGACGAATCGTGGGGCAACACGTATGGTTTCAATGGTCAGCGTGTGATAAAAGAGTCGTTCTACCGTGAACGAAACACCCACGCTTCGTACCCGGTAGACTTCAAGTTTGAGACAGAACAGGCACCAGTACCGCCTAGCGGTAAGTTCACGAGAGATCTTGTGTTCGTACCGCTCGACATTAACACGCAAGAGATCGCGCCCGGATTCGTCACAACTCACAACATTCAGAAAAATGACGTGTCTAGATTGCAGGATATTCTGAAAAAAGAGGGTCTGTTTCCTACGAACGCCGGAAGTACCGGACTCTACCAGAATCTCACGCGCAAGGCGGTCAAAGCGTTCCAAATTAAGCACGCAGTCGCTCCTTTGAAGGAGATCAATGAGGTCGACGGCAAGCGTGTTGGTGCGAAGACATTAGCAGTACTAAATAAGCTCTATGGATAGTCAGCTTGTAAAACGTATTAAGTCGTTCCTGTGGCGAGCAGGAATGATCGGAGTAGCAGCAGCACTCGCTTGGATAGCGGAGAATCTTAACCTTCTCGAACTGTCCACGTTTTGGACTACGATGCTCGGTCTTGGTCTTGGAGAGTTGTCGAAGTACCTAAACACAGGGAAGTAGTTGACGTTGAAATACGTGTGTGTAAAATTAAAGTGTGCAGGTAGCTTCTGCATAGGAGGAGCCATTTTTTACTCGCACATGTGCCGAACACCCGGAGTAGCCACACTCCGGGTGTTCTTTTTCTATATTATAATTGGTGTGTTGATTCTCTATAATATACAAAACCACTGCTCTAAATAAAAGTATTTTGCAACTTATCCACAGAGTACCACTTTCACCACTTGCAACATGTCGTTATTTTGATAGTATAAAAGTATATCAATAACCAAGTAGCAAACATGAACGAACAGAACACACAAACCATGTCGTCTAAAGCTCAAGATATGCGTGATCGTGACATCACACTCGGTCGGTTGAGCTCAAAGTTGTTGAAGGACATGCGAGAAGATGACGAGTGTTTGAAAATTATCAACGCGCTCTACGAGGTTGTAAGTAAATAGAACCATGAACAATCGAAGACACAACTTGAAACCATACACAGGAGAGGTCGATAGCAGACTGCTCATGTGGTGTGAAAAGTTCGGGTTTGACACAAACGAATTACGCGAAGACGAAGCCGGGGTACTGTACGTCATTGAAGACGTTGACCCCGGCTTTTATCATCCCGACCAACGGTACCAAATGACGACACGTCTACGTATCGTTGACCTTGACGAAGTAAGCGAGTAATTGTATGACCGAAACACTAGAAAAAGCTCCCGTCATCGTAGAGCAAAAAGTTTCGAAACGCGGTCTTTCTTTTTATCGCGTGAATCGAGAGTGGGAAGATGACAAGGTTTTGTGCGGTGAAAAGTACGTCAGATATTCGCTCTCAGCATGGTTCAAAGATGTTGAACACGCGATGAAGCGCATCCACAGAGGTGAGAAGGTATACACACCATACGCCTATTACTGTCTTGCATAATGCTACAATGAATATGTGCCCCCCATTGTTCAAAAAGTTGCCCGTATCTGTGATACTTACGGTCATTGTGATCGGAGCGGTAGCGACAACATTCTTTGGAATAGTGCCCGTTGCTCTTGAAAAGAATGAGATCGTTGACTGTCTAAAATTACAAGCACAAAGCAAACAGTTTGAGCTTTTCTATCTGACGCAGAGCGAGAGTGAGATGTGCGATCGAAACGGTATTGAGATCGCGGCTCCTGTTTCAGATTCAATCTATGATAAATAAAATACTCGCAGGTGTAACGTTCGGATCGCTTCTTTTTGTAGGAGTGAGTGCTATACCTAGCACTGTCACTTACGAAAGACCAGAAGAACCTCTGCCTGTGACGGTGATCGCCACTACGACACCGGAAAAAACAGAGACAAAAAAAGAGACACCGGATCTGTACCCACTTTTGAAGCGTATTTGTTCATGTGAAAGCACCGGAAGACCAGACCGTGAACCTCAGCAATTTGATAAGAATGGTGTTGTGATACGTGGAAAAATCAACCCGTTGGACACTGGTATGTGTCAGATCAACTCCGCCTATCATGGTGATGCTGCAGAAAAAATGGGTCTTGATCTTGATACTGAGTACGGCAATGCTACGTATGCGATCTATCTTTTCGACACACAGGGAAGTACCCCGTGGAATTGGTCGAAAGGTTGTTGGGGTGTATAATTGAAACGAAGACCGTGGTGTGCATGGGTACAGGGTTTCTCCCCGAACAGCGTGTGTTTCATCCACAATGGCTTTGCTTTGCAACGACAATCAGACAAAGCAGCAAGACTCGCCGGGTGTACCTCAGAGGCGAGTTTTTGTGTTCTAGTGTACTTATGCACACATACACTACTTGTAACACTTGCAACATGAATGTAAGATTAAATTATAAAAGGTCGAGTGATTAGTAGCTAAAATTAACAACTTTGTGGCTCAAAAACGGATGTTCTCGAAAAGCATCACGAACTCAAGCCAGTTTTTAATGATGCCGGACGGTTCTCAAAATCTGTATTTTCATCTCGGGATGAACGCAGATGATGATGGTTTTGTCGAACATTTTGCAGTTATGCGAATGGTCGGCGCGAAGCCGGACGACATGAAGATCTTGGCTGCCAAAGGGTACGTGCATCTTTTCGACGATAAGGTGCTTGTTATTTTGGACTGGAAGGAGAACAACTACATACGAACTGATCGCTATTCTCCGAGCAAATACTTGGAGATATACAAGGAAGAATTGCTCTCTCTACAGCCCGGTATACCAGTTGGTATACCAACGGTAGACGAACGGTCTACCCAGTATAGGTTAGGTAAGGATAGTATAGGTAAGAATAAAGAAGCAGATGCGGTCGCTTCACTCCCTTCGTTCATCGACCCGAAAGTTTGGTCTGAATGGTTGGAGTATCGAAAAAGCATCAAGAAAAAAATGACCGATGCAACCGTACAGAAGCAGATCAAGTTTCTCTCGGAGCATCAGTCTGATTACAAGGAGATCATCGAGCGCAGCATACAGAACGGTTGGACTGGTTTGTTCCCACTGAAAGGCAATGTTCGCAAAAATGACACGGCTAAGTCAGGCAAATATGCTCAGCTCTCTTAGTGTGAATCCGGTTATGCCGCCAAGGTATTCCGGTGTCAAATACGAGGATATCCCGAAAGTTGTTCTAGGCAAATTGAAAAAAGCTCTGAACGCAAACAAAGGTCTGTATTTGTGGGGTGAATGTGGTACAGGTAAGACGCACATTGCGTATGCAATCATGCGTAGGTGTATAGAAAATAGACGATCTGCGAAGATGTACAACTCGCCCGAGATGTTCGACATGATACGTGAGTACTACGGACGATCGTTTGATTACCGAGATGACGAACTTCGTCGCCTTGTGGACTTCGATGGTCTTCTCATTATCGACGACATCGGTGCCGAGAAGCCGACAGATTGGGTTGCTGAGACGTTCTACAAAATTGTGAATGTCCGGTATGAGAAGATGCTCACAACGATATTTACGAGCAACCTCTCTCTCGACAAACTTGCTGAAAAGATCGGTGACAGAGTGCCGTCACGTATAGTGGAGATGTGCGAAGTGGTTAAACTTGAAGGTGATGATAAGAGGTTACACTAGCAATACTTGCATCACTTGCACAATATGGTAAGATAAAGTATATGTCATTCAAAACGAGAATTAAAAACAGAATAGAGAAAATTGTAGATACAGAAATGTATTCGCCGGAGGACATTGTTAATATGGGTGTGATTCTAAACTCAAGTCTAGAGCCATCGATACACAAGGTATGGCGACTCATTCGCAAAGGCGAGCTCAAAGCTATCAACGCTGGTGAACCTAGTCAACCACGTTGGCATGTAGAGGGTAAGGACTTACGCGCCTACCTCGAAGCTAGGTATTATCCGCAAATTAAGAGTGAAGTGAATTATGGCGAAAAAAGCAACGAAGAAGTCGCGCGAGATCGTCGTCTCTAGCCCTATCGAGGCGAAGCCAGTAGACAGGGACAATGTTGACATGTTGCTTACCCAAGCAATCGAAAAAGGTGCTTCCGTGGATGTCATGGAGCGTCTCTTTGATCTGCATCAGAAGGTTCAAGCGAGCCGTGCAAAGACTGCGTTCACCGTAGCAATGAGCGAGCTGCAAAGCAGCTTGCCAGTCATTAAGAAGTTGAAGAATGGTGTCGTTGCAAAGTTTGCACCGATCGAGGACATCCTTGAGATGACCAAGGAGACGATCAAAAAACACGGATTCACGTACCGTTGGAATACATCACAGAAGGAGGGTGATATCACTGTGACGTGTATCGCAACGCACGTTCTTGGTCACTCTGAGGAGACAGAGATGACCTCAGAGGTCGAGGAGATTGTCACCGGACGCGAAAGCGGTAAGGCGACAAAAAGTGCTCCACAGCGTGCAGCTTCGACGATTACATTCTTGAAGCGGTATACGTTCGTCAACATGTTTGGTATCACTGTTGCAGGTGAGGACTTCGACGGTCGCATGGAACAACAACGCGGTAAAAAGAGCGACGCAAAGACACCTGTTGCCGAGCTTGAAAAGAGGGCTATCTCCAAGATCGAGTCAACAAACACGATCGACGTGGTGATTAAGTGTGACGAGTATGTTCAGAAGGACAAAGGTTTCAGCAAAGCGTTCAAGGAGAAAGTTCACAGGATGGCAATGTCGAAGGTAACAAGACTTGAAAATGAGCAAGGATAAAGGTCTTGCCTACGATTCTGAAAGTCTGTACCCACACTTCAAGTGTCTCTCGTCGTCTCAAGTGATTCGGTACATTGAAGACCCTAGTTTGTTCCACGAGGAGTACGTAATGGGTATCAAAAAAGAGTCGTCGCAAGCGATGTACATTGGCAAAGTGTTTTCCGCGATGTACGCCGATCGTAATTTTGACTGGAAGAAAGCATTGAAAGATGGTGGAGTTACGAACGCGCGTATATACAGAGCACTTGAAAGCGCGATTGCTCAGTTCCCGGTCATCCCAAAGAGAATGTGCGAGTACCCGTTGAAGTGTACATACAAGGGTTGGACGTTCCGAGCTACTCTTGACGGGTACTACGATAAAAAAATCGACATTGAAAATAAAACCGGGCAGACAGTTTGGGATCAGCAACGCGCGGACGATTCAATGCAGATCACATTCCAGTATTGGGTGAAGTGGAAAAAGGATGGCAAGGTGTTCGATGAGTGTCAGGTTAATTGGGTGGATCTGCGCTCAAATACGTCACAGTTGGTGAATCCGTTTGTGACGCATCGATCGATCGAGGATCTTATAGACTTTGAGGTTCTTGTCGACAAGGTTATTAGCGGTATTGAATTAGGTGTTTGGTAACATTATGGCAAAAGCAAAAAAAGTCAGTGGGAAAAAAGAGAAACCGACCAAGGTCACTGGTGTACAGAAACCAGAGTTTTTGAAGTCAGACGCGAGCACTTCGATAGTGAGCACTGTTCGCCTTGAGGAAATCAAACTGAAAGATCTCTGTTGGCTCGTGAAGCTACGAATTGGTGAGACGCTTCCGAAAGCGTATCACCAGTACAAAATCATCATGGAGCTTGACGAGACTCCGTACCTAGAGCGCATCGAGGATCTTGAGAATCAGGTTCGCGGCTCGCTGTTTGAACACGATGCTGCTCAGCGAAAAGAGGTTGATCGAAATATCGAGCTGGTTCGTCAGTCTCTTGAGGAGCGAAGAAAAGAGTGCGAGCGTATGCAGTTCAATGCTACGGTTGAAGAATTGAAGTACAAGGATGCTGGTACTACGGTCACAGTTCGTGTGCCGGACGACATTATCGAAGCGTTCAACCGCCAAAAAACACGCTTCGGATATTACCAGATCACACTTGAGAGCATATATGGCTAGGTCAGATAAACAGCGATCGCGCCGTCGAGAGCTTCTCAAGAGAAAGGAGAAGTATGGCACCGTTGTGAAGTCGCGTATTCTCAAACGAGGTGCTATCAAGATAGTGCCCGTCGAGGAGAAGGAGTCTTTTATTGGCAAGTTGTCTAAGGTATTCAAGCATGGCAAAAAACAAGATCGCTCAGGCGCATCGCAGAGCAATACGAAGCGAAGCTCGGTTGTACGTCAAAGACCAGTACACGATTCTGAATGATGTCGTGAAAAAGCGACCGAGGTTCGTACCCCTTTGGTTGTGGTCTAAGTTGGCACGCATATTCATTGACACCGGAAAGTTGAGAGATTACATGTCGAATGGAGTCGCACCAAAGCATCAAAGATTATCCACAGACAAGTAGTCTGTATCACTTGCATCACTTGCACAATGTGCTAGTATAAAGTCATAGCAATAATGAGCGAAATGTATGTCTAAAACAAAGGAAGCGTCACCTGTCGCAACCGCAGAAGAAAAGGTTGCTGAGATAGGCAAAGACCTGTCTAAGTTCGAGAAGCGTCAAGTTGGTGTATCTGTGATCGAGAACGACGGTGGTCTTGCTTCGGCAAACGAGTTCTTGGTTGATGTGAAAGGTCGCATCAACCGCATCAAAGAATTGAAAGATGAGTACGTGAAGCCATTGAAGGAGAGTGTCAAGAAGATCGAGTCTCTTTTCAATACTCCACTCAGGAGCTACGAACAGATTGAGTCTGGGGTGAAACGTGCGATGAGTGACTACCGTCTTGAATGTGAGAAAGTTGCAAAGGCAGAGGAGGAACGTTTGCGGAAGTTGCGTGAAGCAGAAGCGGCTAAGGCAAAAAAGCAGGGCAAACCAGCACCAACCGCTCCCGTCGCCACTGTCGAACGTAAGGAAGCAACAATGAACACCAGCGCAGGAAAGAGCACAGCAAAGAAGGTTGTGAAGTTCGAGATCGTAGACGCAAATGCGATTCCGAAAAAGTACCGCGACATGGTGTACTTGAGAGCGGTAGAGCGTGGTCTACTCGACCCAATTATCAGGGATGTTGTGAAGATCGACGGCATGAATACGAATGTACCGGGTGTAAGAGTGTACGAAGACTTCGACATCAGTGTAACCGCTTAGTGTATGAGCATCGCAGAAGACATGATCTCAGGTGTTTGTTGCGAGATGTGTGGAGAGTATCTTGAGTGTGACGAATGTGAGGAGCTAGGTATTCCGGCATATTGCTCAAACGCATGTGCGAAAGATCGCGGAGCAAGCAAGGAGCAGGTTTGTAACCATCACAATGATGAGCACTAAAAACACAAAAGAGATCGAGGAGACTTGCAACAAGTGTGGTAAGAAAGACGTGCGAGCAAACATGTACCACGGTCAGGCAGGTTTCCACGTTTATTGGAAGTGCAAAGATCGTACCTCTTGCGAATCGCTAGTTTCAGATCTTAAAAAAAAGTGATATGGCAAAAAAGAAGACAGAGACAAAAATCAAAGACGTTTCCCTAGACGACGTTGTAGCAGAGATCGAAAAGAAGTTTGGTGTAGGTTCGATCATGTCATTGGAGTCTAAGCCGGAAGTCGCTCTTGACGCGATATCGACAGGTTCGATAGGTCTAGACTACGCCATAGGTATAGGCGGTATGCCACGTGGACGCATTGTGGAGGTATTTGGAGGTGAATCGTCCGGTAAAACCACCCTGGCGCTTCACGTGATCGCTCAGGCGCAGCGAAAAGGTGCATGTGCGTATATTGACGCAGAACACGCTCTTGACCCTATCTACGCGCGTCACATAGGCGTAGACACGAAGAAATTGCTCATATCACAGCCGGACGGAGGGGAAGAAGCACTACAAATACTCCAAACGCTTGTCGAGAGTAAGAAAATGTCGGTTGTTGTGGTTGATTCTGTAGCAGCTCTTACGCCTCGGAGTGAGATGGATGGTGAGATAGGTTCTATGCAGGTCGGTGCTCAGGCGCGTCTTATGAGTCAAGCACTTCGCATACTCACCGCAGCAGTAGCAAAATCGAACACGTTGGTCATCTTCATCAACCAGACTCGCACGAACATAGGAGGGTATGGAGATCCGACGACTACAGCAGGTGGAAAAGCGTTGAAGTTCTACGCGTCGGTACGTATTCAGGTTGCTCTTATCAGCAAGATTAAGAGGGGAGATGAGGTCATGGGTGGTCGTGTTCGTGCGAAGGTTGTAAAAAACAAGGTTTCAGCCCCATTCAAGAGCACTGAGTACGATCTCATGTACAACGAAGGTATCAGCCGTGAAGGTGAAATCATGGCACTTGGTGAAAAGTTCGGTGTCATCAAAAAGTCCGGCATGACGTACTCGTTCGGTGATATCAAACTAGGTGTCGGCTACGAAAAATCCCGGTCGTTTCTGCGAGAAAATGAAGGGGTATCGAAAGAGATCATTACAAGCATAATGTCTTTGAGGGACTTCGCCGAGGTTGGAGAAGCGGAAGTCACCGATGAGTCAGGAGATGAATAGTATGTATATCAACGAAGTCACGCTATATGGTCGTCTCGGGAAAGACCCGGAAGTGAAAGCTCTACCAAGCGGTAGTTCTGTCGCAAGTTTTACGATGGCAACTACTCGCACATGGAAGGACGACAGTGGAAAGCACGAACAGACCGAATGGCACAATGTCGTTGTGTTCGGTAAGAGGGCAGATGTCATCGCTCAGTACGTCCACAAAGGAGATGCTCTGTATGTTCGAGGAAGGTTGCAAACCCGTTCATGGGAAAAGGATGGAGTGAAGCACTACCGTACCGAGGTTGTGCTCGATGACTTCATGTTCGGAGATAACAAGAAGAAGGACGGTGAGAGTAGAAGTGCACCGTCTCGTGAGCAAAGTTCAAGTGAACCGATCGAGTACCCGGATGAGGAGATTAACCCCGACGATATTCCGTTCTAGTGTATGGTAGAGCTCAAGACTTACAAAGAAAGGGTGTATCAGATCTTGCGTGACTACCCGGAAGCGCGAAACAATGATGGTACTCTTTGGGCGCATTACATTCACACGTTCCACAGAGAGCTTGTGCACGAAGACGTTGATGGAAACGCTTGCATACCGTTGAAGTATTTGAAGCTCTTACCACCAAACCAGTCGTTGCGTCTTGCTCGTCAGCTCATTCAAAACGATCTCGGTGAGTTTTTACCGACAAGGGATGATGTGAGAAAAGCTCGAAATATCAAAGAGAAAAATATACGAGACGCAGAATGGAGGGAAGCAAAAGCACACGACGTTCACTAGCGAATCGGTGCAGGGTATCGACAAAGTTCGGTACCCACACCGGAGCGGTAGCCACCCCCGGCATTAGCATGGCGTAAATTACAAGGACATGAAAAAGATTCTCATGTGGGTGTTCATTTTTACGGCACTCACTGCAAGCACATACGGTACGCTCAAGACCGCCACAAACGATGGCGTGATCGAGGCGTATGCAAAAGAGCGACAAGTTCGTTCTACGTATTCGTATGCAGTCTTCGATAAAACCATGCGCGAGCGTGTGCATCGTCGATGGTTTAGTTATACGAAGATTGTACGAAAGTATGAGGTGTGTGAGGTGAAAAAGCAGTATGCTCGTGATCTCGTCGAAGACCACAAGACCTCATACATCGGCAAGAGCAGAAATGGCTCTATGTTTTACAAGGTAAAAATGAGGTACCAGAGCGAAGTGCGTTCAGAGATGAATGATCGAAAGTGTACTGTTGTCGATCGTCCGTGGTGGAACATCTTTGTATTCAACGGAGGAGGTGCTGTGTCATAGTATGGAAAAAAGTATCTACATCGGAACCTTGTTGGTACTGATCGTGTCCGGTGCGATGTTCACATATTCATTGTTTGGCGACAATGGAGTGTGGATGAGGTACTACGTGGCTTATTTGGTGGTCGCAATCGCTCATGTGTGGTACGTTCTTGCAACACTGGCTAAGGAGGACGTGCTACCGCGAAAGTACAAGAAGTACGACGGTACTCCTGTTGCGATCATCATACCCACGTTCAATGAGAAGCCGGAGTTGCTCGCTGAGACGGTTAGAAGTGCTCTACGGTGTCGTGGAAACATCCACGTATACGTAGTGAATGACGGAAGCACGAACGAGACTGATTGGCTTGCACTGCGCAACATAGACAGGAATCGAGTGACTGTTGGTGGTTATCCCGACAACAGGGGGAAGCGCGAGGCAATTCGTTACGCTGTGAAACACTTGCTTCAAGATGAGAAGTACGTGGTGCTCACAGATAGTGATACTTTGTTGGACGAGTATTGTGTTCTCAAATTGGTTGAACCGTTCTCTATACCTAAAATCGGAGCGGTCGCAGGTGATGTGCGCATACTCAATTCAGAGGATAACTGGCTGACCAAGCTGTGCAGCGCGTACTACTGGATAGCGTTCAACATCTCACGAAAGTCTCAAAGTGCACTCGGTCAGGTATCGTGTTGCAGTGGAGCATTGGCAGCATACCGTCGTGAGTTCCTGGCTAGAAATGTCGACGAGTTCGCAGAGCAGACGTTTAGAGGTGCAAAATGCACATACGGCGAAGATCGTCACCTCACTAACATGGCATTACGTGACGGGTACGATGTGGTCTATGCACAAGGTGCGGTGGCTATTACTGACGCACCTACGAGCTTCAAAAAGTTTTGGAAGCAGCAGTTGCGATGGCGCAGAGGTTTCTACCAAGAGGCGATCTATGCGATACCGTTCATGTGGAAGATGAAGCCAGTACTTTGGTTTGAGATCGTAATTTGGGAGTTGGTGCTCCCGGTACTCTCGATCGGCGTATTCTTGTCTGTTCTCGTGTACGCAGTCTTAGACCCGTCGTTGCTTTTGTTTGGTGTCATACCGTCACTTCTCAGCGTCTCGATTATTCGCTACATGCCGATCTTCTTTTACGCTCCACACAACGTGTTTCGTATGCTTGGGTTCACGATACTCTCAAACTTTGTGATGTTGTGGCAAGCTGTCATTGCATTGTTGACTGTGAAATCGAAGACTTGGGCTACTCGATAGTATGAAAAATCAAGCTGAGCACGACTTCGATGGTGAGCGAGAGCGCACACCACGTCAGAACAGAGCATTGCACCTGTACTTTGAGAAGGTTGCAGACACACTCAATGATGCCGGATTGGACATGCGTGCAGTGCTCAAGCCGGAGGTAGAGATCCCGTGGACTAAATCATCGGTCAAGGAGTTCATGTGGAAGCCGATACAGAAACTTCAAGTTGACAAAGAGCACACTGCAGATCTGACCACCAAAGAGCTTGATGTCATATTCAACACAATGAACAGGCATCTAGCGAAGCATGGTGTTCACCAACCGTTCCCGTCAATCGAAGCTATTATGATGGAATTACGAGCAAGAGATGCAGAGCGTCTCGCAAGAAGAAAAAAATAGCATGTACGAGCTTAGAGATTACCAGAAAGAGGCAGTAGAAAAGGGCTTGGAGTTCTTCAAAGATGGAAGATACGGCGACACGCCCATTATTGTAGCCCCTACAGGCGCAGGGAAGTCGCTGTACGTCGGTTACATGGCAAAAGAGCTAGATCATGGCGTACTGGTGTTGCAGCCCTCTAAGGAGCTTCTAGAGCAGAATTACGCGAAGTATCTTGCATACGGTGGTGAAGCAAGCATATACTCCGCGTCTGTCGGGATTAAAGAGATCGGTTCCGTTACGTTCGCAACGATCGGAAGTATCAAATCTAGACCACAGGACTTCTACCACGTGAGTCATATCATCATCGACGAGTGTCACTTAGTGCCACCACAAAGCGGTTCGATGTTCATGCAGTTCCTGAGTCAGATGAGCGGTGTGAAGACTCTTGGTTTGACCGCTACGGCGTTCCGTCTCAAAAAGTACAATGACCCATTCACTGGTCAAGCGTTCTCACAGATCAATTTGTTAATGCGCGAGCGTCCTCGTTTTTTCAACAAGTTCCTACACATCACTCAGATCAATGAGATGTACGAAAAAGGTTTTTTGTCCCCTGTTCGATATATCGAGATGGCATGGAGCAACGGAGATCTTCGAGTGAACACCACCGGAGCCGAGTACACTGAGACATCGATGGACTTCGCGATGCAAGCTCAAAAGGTTCACGAGCGCATACCCGGCATCATTAAACAGTCGATTGAAAAGGGTAGGAAGCACAGGATCGTGTTCGTTAAGAATGTGACCGACGCGATCGACCTTGCTCAGAAGGTGCCTGACTCAGCGTGTGTACATGCAGGTACAGGAAAGAAAGAGAGAGAGAATATACTAAACTCATTTAAGGCAGGGAAGATTAAGACAGTGTTCAACGTCGGTGTTCTTACCATCGGTTTTGACTTCCCGGCACTCGACACGATCATCATTGCTCGTCCTACAATGTCGCTGGCTCTCTACATGCAGATGATCGGTAGAGGAATACGCTTGAGTGAAGGAAAGACGGATTGTGCCGTGGTCGATATGTGTGGTAACTATAAGAGGTTCGGAAAAATAGAGGACATACGGTACCAGACTGACTTTCGTGGTCAGTGGATTCTTACAAACAGTGAGCGCACACTTTCAGGTGTACCTCTCAACAAACTTGATGAACAATATGAGCATTTGGATCACGAGTGACACACATTTTAACCACGAGAGGTTGAAGACTCTCGGTGCTGGTAGACCGGATGATTACGAGGAGCGACTATGGCGTTCTATGGATAGGATGGGAAACGAAGAAGACACTCTCATTCACCTTGGCGATATCTGTATCGGCAAGGATGCAGAGGTTCACGAGCGTCTGTCTTCGTACCGATTCAAGAAGATTCTAGTGAAAGGAAACCATGACACCAAAAGCGACGCATGGTACTACAAGCACGGATGGGACTTTGTGTGTATTGAGACTGTGATACGCGCGTTCGGAAAGCTCATTTTGTTAAGGCATATACCGATCGGTGTTGAACACAAGGATCAGCTAGATCTGCACATACATGGTCACTTTCACGGTTCAGCAGATCGACCGAATCGTGTAAAAGGTGGAGTCATTATTGGTGGTGGTCACTACGACGATTCATGGCATTACGATGTCGCGCCGGATATACACAACTTTCAGGTAGTCTCTCTGAAAAGCATAGTCGAGGCGATGTAGAATGAGATTAGACGTTCGTTGAGAGGTGCAATATGAACGCGAAGGCAATGGTACCGTCCAAAAAACGGAAAGAACCAAACGCGATATTGGAGATTGTTGCGTACTTCACAGCATGGATAGTGTTTTTTTCGCTCTACATTATGGGGACAATGACGTGACTAAGGCAACACAGGCGAAAGCAGAACCGCACGCGTTCACGGTACCAAAAGAACGCATTGGTGGCGAGTGCGCATATTGCGGCACGCCGATCAGAGACTACTACGGTCAGCATGTAGGAAGCAGTGTGTACTGTGACTGGTCATGCTTTACCGCTCACCACTTGGAGGATCGCAGCCATGAGTTCGCAACATGAAAGGTACGAACAGTGTCACCACTGCAAGGGTTGGGTGAACATAGAACGTCGTCACTGCACTGGTTTTGTCGACGGAGTAAAAAGGACTTTTCACTCAGACTTCTGCATCGACTTCACACCTCTTGAGGTCACTAAGGTCGAGCACGTAAACTGGAATCAGAGAAATGTGGTACACTGAGTTATACCTCCTTTGCCGCTCATTTGAGCGGCTTTTTTTACCAAAAATGGTACAATCTATGTATGAAAAGATCTGGTCTTAGGAACCGTTTTAGCCAAGAGACTCGCTCTATTTGGGAGTTAGACTGGCACGAGTGCATGGTGTGCGGACTGAATCAGTGGAATGTTTTGCACCACATCATAAGCCCAAGTTCTCGCTACTACATTGACGGAAAGCATAATGAGTCTGCGTACAACTCTTGCCCGATTCACAACTACAAACACCCGAGCGCGGATATTCTCAAACAGCGAGGATATTCAGGTCAAGGCGTAGATCTCGATTGCCACATAGGCAACGATGCGTACCTTCACTCTCACATACCGGAGCTTTTGAAAAAGACAGCTTACGCTCTAGATCGGATGTGGTACGCAAGTGACGAAAACGATCGAGAGTTTTTGAAAGTGTACGCACACCTATACAAGTGACATGGCTCAGGAAAATGTGATAAAGCAAAAAGTGAAGGTAAAACTCACCGAAGAAGGTTGGGTGTTTTGGAGTGCTGCAAAGGCAATGTACCAGTCATCGGACATCTTCGGTGTGTTCGATTGCATAGCTGCAAAGAAAGGCGAGGTGAATAAATTGCGATTCATTCAGTACACGAGCTTTTCGAATATGAGTGCTCGTCGTCGTAAGATCAAGGCATTTTTTTTAGAGCACAAACTGTTTATTCCGAGTGAGCTATGGGGGTATGAAAATGGAAAGTTCAAAATAGAACATATTGAGAACCCATTGATATAAGCCGTTTTCTATGTCATTGCTACTTTTCCACACTTCCACCACTTGCATCACTTTCACAATATGATAGTATTAACTTAGAGCACATTCACAACAAAATAAAGAGTTCAGCCCAAACCCTCCATGCTCAGCTTAGAGGACAGGTTGAAAAAGAGGTGAGCGGACAGTTGGTGGTGGAGGTTACGCTTAAAGATGCGAATAACACCGTCGCTAGTCCGTAGATGTATGTACATTTCAGATGTGGTCATTGCTGTCACAAAGCGGTTCAAAGGTTGTGGTGGTGGCAGACATCGCAACGCCATATCCCCTGCTTTGTATTTGTCTACGTTCAGTTACCGGGGAGTGTGATCGCGCCTCCAACCGCCCGCTCATCTCAAGTTTGTCGGCTCTCACAGCCACTCAATACGAGAAATTATAGGGAGCAATCTCGCCGTGCACGGTGAACCAAGATATCTAGCTTCGCTTGGACTTTGAGTGGTGTTGTGAGTCGACAAACAAAAGAAGATACTCGTTGAGTTCACGCTCAACGATGATTCAAATTACACACGCAGTCATGGTGCTCCGAAAGTGCATCTCAACTGCTTAATTTCACAGAGAGTATGGGTTTAGACATGAGTCTTGAAAAGCGCACTTACGTCAAGAATTGGAAGTACATGAAAGACGACGAGCGTCACACCGTCACTGTCACAAAAGGTGGCAAACTCACCCGGATTAAGCCGGAGAGAGTGAGTGAGATAGTTGAGGAGGTTGGTCGATGGCGCAAGGCAAACCACATTCATAAGTGGTTCGTCGACAACGTTCAGGATGGCAACGACGATTGCAAAGACTACTACGTTAGTGGTCAACAGCTCACAAGTCTTCGTGATATTTGTCGCGAGGTCATCAAAGCGTCAGAGCTTGTGGATGGCAAGGTTACGAATGGGTACCACCTCGATTCACACGGCAACCGAGTGGCTATCCAGTCAGAAGGCAGGGTCATCAAGGATGCCACTGTTGCAAACAAGTTACTCCCGACACAAAGCGGCTTTTTCTTTGGAGGTACTGAGTACGATGAGTACTACCTACAGGATGTGATCGACACCGAGGAAATGCTTACCAAGTTGATCGAGGAGGATCTGAATGGCGACTATTACTACTCGTCTAGCTGGTAGTATGGACATTCACAGTGCAGCGCACCAGCTCATGTGCGCAAGCACTGAGATACAAAAAAACGCAGGTTACGCTTGCGGTGTTGAGTATCTCAGATTGAGCGAAGACAAAATGATGTACTCCGGTTTCTTCCTTTCACCGGACTACCAAAACGACGAGCTATACTGCGCTCTTAAGATGCTACCCGGCTGGCAAAGTGCCGGGTATGCTGCTGCGTATCATTGGAAAGTAAGGAATGGGAACATCTACATATCGTACACAGAGGGCGATCTGAGTATCTACGAACTAGCTATCACGAAAGAAGGTCACGGGTTGCACATTCGCTCTCTGAACGACGCGCAAGCATTTTGTTTGTGTGGTGACTGGCACTACTCATTTACCGGAGAGCGTACGAAGTGGCAAATTATTCACGAGTACAATAAGCACATCAAACGACATGAGGACAGTTGAAGACTTACAAAGCTATGGTGAGCGAGAGTTGGTCGAGGAGATTCAAGTTCTTGAACGAGAGCTTTTGAAAGAGCGTATTGAAAGGGCACGTGACCGATGGAAGATTGTCGCCCAAGAGAACGGATGGTACTTTGAACCGTTCTATATCCACGTGTGGATTAAGAAAGACGACCACGGTCACATGGTCGTGAGTGACTCTGTTGCTCACAAGGGAATGGAGGATGCAGGTGGTGACATGATTGATGAATTGGTTAAGGGTGAATAGTCTATGAAAAACCATGTTTTTGGAGAGAAGAAGTGTGTCGGATGTGATCGGATATATAGCGGCTATCCGGCACTGAGTCGGTATGGTCATGGTGAGATATGTCCAAAGTGTGGTACACAGGAAGCGTTAACTGGTGATTTTATTGGAACGAAAAAAGTACCCACTAACGAAAATGAGATATCTGACGAAGACCGTGTAGAGATTGCAAGACTCGTGAGCGAGGGGTTCACTAGTGGAGTAATTGACAACGAAAGCCACAGAGTTTGGTGGTCATTAGAGGTTGATAAGTTTTGAAACTGATATGGAAAAAGAAATGTACGACTTCCCGGTTGCACTGCAACCTATATTCACCATGAACCCCGTCAGGTTAGAAGACGGCGGTTCTGGTGATGACATTAAGAGGAAAAAGGCGGTTGTCCGTCAGGACACCGGAGCCGTTCTGGGAATCGTCTCAGACCAGTACAGACTCCTTGAGCACAAGGATGTGATCGAGAGTTTCCGGACTGCCCTTGAGGGTGTTGATTACACTGAGAAGATCAGTGTGGCTCGTGACGGTGCACAGCTTTTTGCTTCGTATCGTCTCAACAGTGAGCTGATCGAGGTACAAAAAGGAGACTTGGTGAGCTTGCAGTTCATCGTGAAAAACAGCTACGACGGAACGAACGCGTTACAGATATTGCTCGGTGCGTATCGTCTCGTGTGCACCAACGGTATGGTGATCGGAAAGCAGTTTTTCACATTCTCCCAGAAGCACATAGGTGAGGATGTGTCGGTCAAGATCGGCACCATTCAAGACAAGGTTGAGATGTTGAGAGGTCAGTTTGTTGACACTCTCCCGCACCTGCAATTGTTGTCTCGAACAGACATGGTGTTGCCGTCAGATGAATTGTTCTCTGATGAGTACGTGAGCGAGTTACCAACCTACCTAGTCGAAGCGGCTAAGACTTCATACGATGGAGTACGTGACTTCACGGTTTGGGGTTTCTACAATTCTCTCACCAACGCAATTACTCACAACATGAAGCGCGAGAGTCCGGAGACGAGTATCAGGTACGGAAAGATTGCTTGGGATCTCGCTCAAAAAGCGGTAACACCAGAGTAGTATGAAGAAAAGTGTTCAAATGCTCTCGCGAGGGTTCGAGAGCAGTAGTGGAATGACTGATGAGTTCGCAAGTTTTGTGAGCGTCTTCAAAAAGGAGTTTACAAAGGAGCTTGAAAAGGTAGGAGCTACGAAGATAGAGATCGGTAAAGGTCACTTCTACCTTTCAGGATTCTTTACCATTGGCGAACAGGCATGGTACTTCTCTACCGGAGATGTACGATGTGGTTTGCCCGGATTCGGTATGCTCTACAGGACAGCCAGTGATTATAAGGACTACACCGGAGGTTCGAACCGCACCGTAGAGTGGAGCGAGAACATGGTGAGCAATATGCGTCTAACATCATAGGTCTATGGATTCGTACACAAACGATAAGGGTGAGATCGTGGTGATTCACGAGATGGACAACAACCGTCTCATTCACGCGATCGCAAAATACGCAGAGATTGAGGGCAAAGGTTCCGGTACGGTCAAAGCTCTCAAAGCTGAGGCGATGAAACGTTTATCAGAGAAGAAGCCCGGTGAGGCAGAAGGATTCGATTAGTATGAAGGTCGCAGAGATAGAGTTTGATGGCGGTTGCACAGGAAATGGCTCACCTCATGCCACTGGTACGTTCGGCTACATTCTTCGTTTTGAAGGCAAAGAGTTTGCAGGAATGGGACGCGTTGGTAGTGCTTACGGTCGCATCATTACCAACAATGTAGCTGAATATGCTGGTCTTTTGAACGCTGTTCGAAGGTTCAAAAAAGAGTGTGCGTCTCCAAAAGACTACGAGCTGATGATCTACGGAGACAGCCGTCTTGTCGTTGAAACTGTTGCGAAGCGTTGGGGTTGGAGCAAGTCGCGAGTCTTGTGGAATCCTCACAAAAAGCAACCGCACTTGAGAGAGATATTGTTTCAAGTTCTCAAGGAGCTTGAAGATCTTAATTATCAGACCGCATGGATACGTCGAGAAAAGAATCGACGAGCCGATGCTCTAACGAGAATGTGACATGTATAAGATCTGGTGCAAACAAAGGAACATATACTTTGGCTCATGGAGCATCGACGAAGGGTATAAAGCAGATGGTGCATTGTTTGAGTCACTCGATGAGTGTAAGGATCAGTTGATAAGCTACCACAGTGTAGATTGTGACGAAGACGAGGATCTGAGCGAGTATTCATTGGATGATCTGTGCTCTAGTTTTGAGTGGGAGATACACGACGAGGAAGGTAACACTGTTGCGTTATGAACCTGCTCACACTAGGCGCAGCATCAGTCGCTCTCACGATTCTTTGGGAGCTTATTGCTTGTCGTGTTATTGGTCAC